TATACATAAAGACCCAGACCGTCAGAAAAATTATATTACAAGACATAAGGCGAGAGAGAATTGGAATAATAGTGATACGGCAGGTTTTTGGAGTAGATGGTTACTCTGGAACAAGAAGACAATAAATGAAAGCATAAAAGATATTGAAAGACGATTTAGTATTAAAATAGTAAGGCGTTAGTTCAACCAACGGCAAAGTCTCTTGTAATAATTATTACAAGATTAAATTTATTGGGTTTTCTTCATCAAAATCATAAACCAGTTCCGCGCTTTGATAGAAACGGCCTTGCCCACATCTTCGGGTATAAGATTGTTTTCGACAAGAGTTGACGTCTCTTCTTTAAAAATATCGCTGGTAATCCACGTGATGAACTTTTTAGTGTGTTTAACATCCGGCTTTTCATTGTATATGGTAAACACCTGCTCAACGGCTTGTTCCAGTCGATTAGTAGTGACGGCGTAGTCCACAAACTCGTCTATCGACGCCAACTTTTCGTCGTCAACTGCGGCGAGAGTTTTCACTTTAGATGACGAGTGTTCTTGTCCCTTAACCTTAAATCTGCCATACGTTTTGTTATACCAAACCACACCTTCGCCAATACCGCTAACACCAAAATATTTTCCCACAGGACATTCCTTTTCCACTTGGTCAGTAATCTCGACAAGTTGATTTTGTGATGTTTTCGGGTTGTTGTAATCAATTGTTATTTTATAAGTTGGAAAATTATAAATGTTCCATATAAAATTCTCTGGTGAATAAAATAGCTCGATTGCATCTTTGTCTAGCCATTGCGTTGTTTCTTTGGCAGCTGTGATTATTTTAACAGCAAAAATCATAAGACGTTTTTGTAATTTTTCAACTGCCACATTCTTCTGTATGCCAGCTCCAAACCATTCTCCATAAGCTACTATTGGGTTATTATTAACATTACCCGAATGTGATGAAATCTGTGATAGAACTCTAACGAAAAAATCTTTATTGTTCATCACAAATACGTTGAATGAACAATTGTCGCGTTTATCGCTTAAAACGTGATTGCGGGATTGGGCGTACAATTCCCCATTTTTTGGGTCATAACTAATGCCGGCATTGGTTCCGTGAACCTTTACAGATCCCGTATACTCTTCAATCGGAAGAGGTATTGTTTGGTCGTATTGAGGTTTACCATCAGCACCGTCAAAACCAATAAATTGGGTCGACTCGATTGTTGAGCGAACATTTTCCTTAAACTGGGAAATCGATGGAAAAGAGTAGAATGTAGTCATTCGTATTTATATATTTATATAAATATATAAATCAGTTTTAATAATTGAGTTTTTTGATATTGGTTCTTAAGGTCTTTAGACCCATCGTCTCCACAGGAACGCCACCAACAATCATCCCGTCCACCTGTTCAAGCTCGATATTGTAATAATCAATCTCGTCATTGTCATTGACATAACCAAGTTCTTTTAACTCTTCAATAGGAACTGAAGAAAACTCTTGGATCTGGTTGGCGTCAAGCATTTTAAACTTTTGATTATTATTATTAGCGGAAAATAACAAGGCGTGGAAACCGGAAATGTAAATATCCTGTGTTGGTGTCTTAACTCCGTATTCGGATGTAAAAAAGTGCTTGGGTATTTTATAAGGAACGTTGTAGGGATTGAGATGATGATAGTTATGTATGTTGTGAAGAACGCGTTTTATTTTGTGGTGTTTGTTGGAAATGGGTGCCTGGATGGCATCTCCGACTTGAAGGTCTTGGATACTGACATATTTATTGCTATTTATTAATACTGGAGTGTTTTTGAGAAGGCAAATGTCTGGTCCATTAAGAAGATTAAATATTGTATTTGGAGAATTTGACCCCGCGTCGTTTGAAACAACAACACTTACTAGGACCATTTATTATAGTTTTTTTTTAATAATATATTTAAGGAATTATACAAGTTATTCGTGTGTCAGTAGTAGTGCCAGTAATAGTTGCAACCGTACCGCTAATTTTCACTTGTGTTGGGCCCTGCGCAAGAAAATTAGACCCAGAAATAGTAAGAGTATTTCCAGAAGATCCCGAAGTTGGACTAACAGAATTAACTACAGGAATATTACCACCTGTGTAACTGTACAATGTGTTTGCTATGTTTGAACCGCTGGGAGTTGTCACAACAACGCTTTTATCAGTGCCAGTTCCTACCGGAGTTGTACATGTTATTTGTGTGTCAGTAGAAGTGCCAGTAATAGTTGCGGAGTTACCGCCAATAGTCACACCAGTGACATTGGTAAAATTAGACCCATTGATAGTAAGATTTTGGCCACCACCAGTGGGTCCTGATGTAGGATTAATGGTGGAAATTGCTGGAATGTCTTTATAACTGTACAGTGTGTTTGCTATGTTTGAACCGCTGGGAGTTGTCACAACAACGCTTTTATCAGTGCCAGTTCCTACCGGAGTTGTACATGTTATTTGTATGTCAGTAGAAGTGCCAGTAATAGTTGCGGAGTTACCGCCAATAGTCACCCCATTGACATTGGTAAAATTAGACCCATTGATAGTAAGAGGTTGGCCACCACCAGTGGGTCCTGATGTAGGACTAATGTTCGAAATTATTGGACTATTAATTAGTGGTGAATTAAAATACATTACACCGCTATCAGCAAATGTGATAGTAAATGGACCTGCTCCTGCCCCGACATCTAATTTAGCACTTGTCGTGGTTTTATTTGATAATGTGGCATTTTCCGATGTTGAAACCCACGCTCCACCACCACTATTACAAGTTAATGTCATTGTAATGATTGAATTATCTAATTCTATAGGATTATCACTAGTTGTTCCAGGGCACTCACCAAGAGTTCCACCATTAGTCATTGATGAAGTTAATTTTATTGCTGTTATACTCTGAAAATTTAACGCAACATTCCCTATATTAGTTAAATTCGGCAAGCTAGGAAACGCTTCAGTAAACCCTGCGCTACTAAACGCATAATACCCTATATTAGTTAAATTCGGCAAGCTAGGAAACGCTCCAGTAAACCCTGCGTTATTAAACGCAACATTCCCTATATTAGTTAAATTCGGCAAGCTAGGAAACGCTCCACTAAACCCTGCGTTATTAAACGCACTAGCCCCTATATTAGTTAAATTCGGCAAGCTAGGAAACGCTCCACTAAACTCTGTTGCGCTAGTAAACGCATTAGTCCCTATATTAGTTAAATTCGGCAAGCTAGGAAACGCTTCAGTAAACCCTGTTGCGCTAAGAAACGCATTAGCCCCTATATTAGTTAAATTCGGCAAGCTAGGAAACGCTTCAGTAAACCCTGTTGCGCTTTGAAACGCACTAGTCCCTATATTAGTTAAATTCGGCAAGCTAGGAAACGCTTCAGTAAACTGTGCGTTTTGAAACGCTCTAATCCCTATATTAGTTAAATTCGGCAAGCTAGGAAACTCTCCAGTAAACTGTGCGTTTTGAAACGCATAATCCCCTATATAAGTAATTTGGTCAAGAACGGAGGCTAACACAACACCTAAATCTCCAGTATAAGTTGCGCCAGATAAACAAGTATCAGCAAATCCCACAACATTATAAGTAGTTCCACCAATAACCGCAGTTGCCGGAACAACTGGCATAATTCCACTTACAGGGTATGTCCCGGGTCCAGCAACATAACAGGTGGTGGCACCTACTGCAGCAAAATCATAAGACAGGTTGGTTGGAGTAATTGAATTTGATGATGTTGAAGAATCACTATCACCAACCGAATTTGATGCATACACTGTAAAGGTGTATGCAGTTCCATTTGTTAAGCCTGTAATTGTGCCAGATGTAGCAGGACCATCTACTGTAGTAGTAATGTTGTCTGGGGTTGACGTAATAGTATATGTTTGAATAGGATATCCGCCATCACTACTTGGTATAGTCCATTGTACAGTAGCCTGCTCATTTCCGGCAGTTGCCTTTCCTATTGTGGGGGGCACTGGGACCGTTTGTTGTGAATCAAAACACATTACACCGCTATCAGCAAATCTGATATTAAATGGGCCTGCTCCTGGCAAGACACTTAATGTAGCACTTGTCGTGGCTTTATTTGTTAATGTGGCACCTACCGATGTTGAAAGCCACTTGGTAATATTTCCACCACCACAAGTTAATGTCATTGTAATGATTGAATTATCTAATTCTATAGGATTATCACTAGTTGTTCCAGGGCACTCACCAAGAGTTCCTCCATCCGCCATTGATGAAGTTAATTTTATTGGTGTTATATTATTAAATTTTAACGCACTAGCCCCTATATTAGTTAAATTCGGCAAGCTAGGAAACGCTTCAGTAAACCCTGTTGCGCTAAAAAACGCACTAGCCCCTATATTAGTTAAATTCGGCAAGCTAGGAAACGCTCCAGTAAACTCTGTTGCGCTAAAAAACGCACTAGCCCCTATATTAGTTAAATTCGGCAAGCTAGGAAACGCTTCAGTAAACCCTGTTGCGCTAAAAAACGCACTAGCCCCTATATTAGTTAAATTCGGCAAGCTAGGAAACGCTTCAGTAAACCCTGTTGCGCTAAAAAACGCACTAGCCCCTATATTAGTTAAATTCGGCAAGTTAGGAAACGCTCCACTAAACCCTGTTGCGCTTTGAAACGCACTAGCCCCTATATTAGTTAAATTCGGCAAGTTAGGAAACGCTCCACTAAACTGTGCGCTATAAAACGCATTAGTCCCTATATTAGTTAAATTCGGCAAGCTAGGAAACGCTTCAGTAAACTCTGTTGCGCTAAAAAACGCACTAGCCCCTATATTAGTTAAATTCGGCAAGTTAGGAAACGCTCCACTAAACTGTGCGCTATAAAACGCATTAGCCCCTATATTAGTTAAATTCGGCAAGTTAGGAAACGCTCCAGTAAACTGTGCGTTTTGAAACGCTCTAATCCCTATATTAGTTAAATTCGGCAAGCTAGGAAACTCTCCAGTAAACTGTGCGTTTTGAAACGCATAATCCCCTATATAAGTTAAATTCGGCAAGCTAGGAAACGCTTCAGTAAACCCTGCGTTATTAAACGCATTAGTCCCTATATTAGTTAAATTCGGCAAGCTAGGAAACGCTTCAGTAAACTGTGCGTTTTGAAACGCATAATCCCCTATATAAGTAATTTGGTCAAGAACGGAGGCTAACACAACACCTAAATCTCCAGTATAAGTTGCGCCAGATAAACAAGTATCAGCAAATCCCACAACATTATAAGTAGTTCCACCAATAACCGCAGTTGCCGGAACAACTGGCATAATTCCACTTACAGGGTATGTCCCGGGTCCAGCAACATAACAGGTGGTGGCACCTACTGCAGCAAAATCATAAGACATTTATTATAGTTTTTTTTTAATTTTCACCTTCATAAGCGAGAATTGCCCTGCGCATATACAAGTCAAATGTCGCGTCGTCAATATAAGCCTTGAATTCATCTTTCAATTCCTCAATGATATATGGAAGAACATAGCGGAAGAATTTTAAAAAGTTGCGTCGTTTCTCGTATTCATTTGTCGAAATTATCATTTCTTCAAGAATAAGACTCATAAACTCAGTAGTACAATCTTCAGTATTTTTACAGATATGCGAGCATTTCTCTCCGTTGCAATAATAGCAATCGCCGCAAGCAGTTTCCTTCAAGCGTTTTAGACGATGTTCTAAAAACTTTTTATGATAGGAGTACACACATACGGTTTCATTACAATTACAGAACTTTTCAACGGTAGCGTGTAAACACTCACCACCAACAATATTTCTGATGCGAGCGTTTAATCGTCCAGTCAGATTTCCGTGGATTTGTTCTTCAAACGAGATGGTTATCTTCAAATCGCCGACGAAGCCAGAAACACAGTTCATAATCCGTTCGAATATTCCCGTTGAACACAGACCACTGCTTTCCGACAATTCCTCTACAAGTCTGTGGGTCAATATTTCCACCAAGCCACTTTCTTGGGTTAAAATAAACGAATACATAAATACCAATGCCGATTTCAAAGATGTATTAAAGGTTGTGTAAAGAGCTGTATCCAAATCAATTCGGTCTAGTGTCATTGCGACTTCTTTCTCGTTTTTAAGACATAATTCCCTTCTAACAAACGCGTAGTCAATCTCTTTATTTTCGATTTTTACCAAGGGAATAATGATGATGGTTTCCAAGATTTTATTTGCACTTGCTTCGATTGTCTCGCTGTGGGCGTTTTGTGGGTTTTGGTAGATGTTCAAAGGCTTCTTATTGTCGTTTCCAACAAGTATGAGTTTATTTAACAGTGTTTTGCCAGTAAGTTTATCCTCGTCATTTCCGTATTTGAGAATAATATCAACGGCATCGGCGCGAGATTTATAATCGTGGATCTCACTGTCGCATATGCTAACCATTGTTTGAATACATGTGTTATTATTATTGTTTTGTGTTAGTAAATACTGGGCCGCCAAAATCCGTTCATTGACACCGTTATTTTCGTTAGAGAGAAATGAGAGGAGAGCCGATGTCTCAAAATACACAAGATTAAGGGCGAGTTGTTGATGGATTTTCTTAGATGATGTCGACATCTTCCGCATATTAAACAGAGTTTTCAACGACATCACCGTTTTGTATCTGAACAGAGAATTAAGTTTTTCATTGTTTATAAACTTGTTGAAAAACTCTCCGCCAAATTCCTTGTATGTTTTGCTGTACATCAGCAAAACATACAAGTCTACTTTTTTCGATGTGTTGACGACATTTTCACCGTCAACAACCAACTCCCGACAAACGTTATAAAGAGGTGTGAAAAACTCTCTGTCTTTCTCATTATCTTCGGAGATTTCTAGAGATTTCTCTTCGGAGATTTCTAGAGAATTTTTTATAATATTTTTTTCTATAGAATTATCCAGAGATTTTTTTACATTCGAAGAGATTTCTTCCGAGATTTCTTCCGAGATTTCTTCCGAGATTTCTTCCGAGATTTCTTCCGAGATTTCTTCCGAGATTTCTTCCGAGATTTCTTCCGAATAACACATACTGAAATTCTTAGAGAGTTCGCAGCGCAAGTCCAATAAAAAGTTTGGGTTATTACATATGGCTTCTATATATTCTTTTATAACAAACGAATTGCTGATAGAGAACATCGACATGATACGGCTAAACGTTTCCGACAAACACTCTTCGTCTATTTTCTTGCTGTATAAGAGTAGTGATTGTATTCTATGGTTTTGGGAGATGGTGAAATCAAGAATATATGTACTACAGTTTTCTGGTGTAATGTTGATTTTCTGACACTCGGCATTTGATTCATTGTGTACCAATAAATCAGAAATATTGGTTGACATTTATTATATTCGCTTTATCCTTATAAAACTGATTTATTTTATACACTATAAATATAAATCTCAACTCTCTCGAAATGGAAAACTTCATTCTGAAAAATCTCGGATATTTCGCTTTCCGTTCATTTGACGGCGAATACATTTCGTTGTTTCCAAGTGAAAAGACAAAGGCTGGAACAATCAGTGACCGCGTAACCCCGATGTTCGTTTTTGAACGACCATTGCCAACAGAAAACCAGTTGTGCAACCAACTACAAGCCCTTGCCGACAATTTTATCCCATTTTCCGACTTTTATTGGTTTATGAAACAGAAAACCAAAAATCCGGTCGATAATACGCTTTCATACTCGTCAACCGAAATCATCCACTGGCTTGGCGGACTGTATTGTGATACTACAGATGCCACCATCACGTCGACACACATTAAATGTCTTCTGAAGTCGGTGGCTGACCCATCATTCTCCCTTACTGTATACAAAACAATGGATCCATCACCACAAGAGGCCATCGACACCATTCCGTTGTGTCAGACACCTGATGGTAATTTTAAAGTAGTTCTTGGCCGTCGTGCTTCGAATCCGCCAGTGGGTGTCGAGTTCTCCGGAACTCGTTTTACCGACAGTTATTCAGTCAAAATTCAAAACAAGGCCGGCTATATTCTGTTTGGCGAACATCTTCTAGCAGAAAAGAAGAATCAAATCAACAACTTGTACGTATCATTTCTTGCCGGAGACAAACCATATCTTGAAATATCAACGCAAGATGCTTCAGAAGCTCTTAGGGCAGTTTACGAAGAAGGTGGTCTTGAATTCGGTGGCCAGATTAAAGCATATATGCTCGCCAAGGACTGTGAGCCCGGACGAGATATTCGATACTGGGAATACAGTCAAACAAATTGGGAAACAAACGGGACTGGAAAGTATGGATTTAAGCGGGACAGCGAGGCGTTTACCGTTTTGCTGATTGTTCCGACCATTGATACTCTTCCAGAACCAATTGACACGCTTGAGTGTCAAAAGGGAGATATTCTTTCCGAGACGGTTGCGCTTAATGATTTCCGAGTGGGGGGAAAGTATGACCCTGTTTTTCCTTGCCATGTCAGGCAATTACATAATGCTTTGGATGTTGCCCATAGATATATTTGGTAGTGTTTCACGATAAGGTTTCACAATAAGTCTTAATTAATTAAGACTTAATATTAATTTTGATTTTTTGTAGTTAAATCTATTCTTAAAAGATGTACAAACTCTATACAGATGGTGGTTGTCGAGGAAACAATTCTGGGAAAAAAGATGGCATCTGCGGTGGTGGAGCTGTTATATATGATGTTAATGGTGGTGAATTGTATCATAAAGCCGAACGGTTTGCCGAGTTGTCGACCAATAATGAAAGCGAATGGAAGGCTCTTGTGATGGGCCTTCAACTGTGCGTTGATAATAACATTCCTATGTCTGAAGTACAAGTGTTTGCCGATTCAAACTTGGTCATCCAACAGTTTCTTGGGTTCTGGAAAGTCAGAGAGCCCAGACTTCAATCGTTTTACACACAGGCAAAAGCGTTCGGAAAGGTTTTTTCGGCAAAACACATCCTTCGATCTCTCAATAAGCGGGCTGATGAGTTGAGTAATATTGCTATGAACTTGTAATTAATTACAAGTAAGAAGATTTCATATAAATGACGGCAAGTATACAGAGTTAATAAGGATTTCTTTAAGAATATTTTCTGGATTTCTTTTATTATTGGAAAATAATTCAGAATAGTGCATCTTTTTTACACATATTTTATTATTATTATTATAAACGCTCAACAACACAGTTAGACTTTTAAAACGGTCCTCTGTTAGAATGGTTGCGTCGAAAAACTTGGGTTTGACCAACACGCCATAATCTGCGTCTATGATATCATTTGTCTTCTCGTTGTCACTTATTGAATTATTAGATGTAAATTGCTTGGCATTATATCCTCGATTATAAATAATACAGTCGGGGTTTTCTACACTTGTGGCTATCATTTTTTCGATAAATTCAAGCCCATAGACAACGTTTTCGTTTGCGAGGATAAGAAGCGTGTTGGCGTCTTTTTCGCGGAGAAGGGGCGATATAAGATTTCCAATATCGCCATAGTCTTTCGACATTTTATATACCACAACAATCTCATTTTTGGTTAGAACTTCATCTAATTTTAGACTAGATGTGGGTGGAACGTTTATTATAATTTGGTCTGGTCTGAATGTCTGGTCAAGGAGACTATTGATTGTTGTTTTCAAGGATGGTGAATAAGTTTCATCTGATGAATACAAACTAACTATGATTTTTGATTTAACACCTCCTCGGGAAAGTTTGAGATATTCGTTGGCATACTTGACTGTGTTATTATCAAATTTTAATGTTAGATATCGTGTGTACCCATAATACGCGGCAACGGTTATAACAAGACTTATCGCCGAAACAATAATCATAAAAATTACACTTTTACCATTCATTTATTAGTATAAGATTATTGTTAGATATAAAGTTCTTATATCTAATTACTATTTACTTTCTAGTACGAGACTGGCGACCTGATCGGCGAGCAGACTTGCGCTTGGAACGGCGAGCAGACTTGCGCTTGGAACGGCGAGCAGACTTGCGCTTGGAACGGCGAGCAGACTTGCGCTTGGAACGGCGAGCAGACTTGCGTTTTGAGCGGCGAGCAGACTTGCGCTTGGAAAGGCGAGCAGACTTGCGCTTGGAACGGCGAGCAGACTTGCGCCCCCTAAAATTAAAGTGCATTCCATCATCTAACTGGGCATCATAAAAGGCTTCGTCATCACCGGGAGTTCCTGTAATAGTATCCACAACAGTTCCTATTCCACTTCCAACAGCCCCCAATCCACGGCCAACAGCACCCAAAAGATCCCACGCGGCATTTTTTACGCCTGCAGCAAAACCAGTTGCTTTTGCTGCGTCCAATACAGCTTCAGCCTGTTCAATTTTTTCAATAACTTCGGGAGAAACATTCGGTTTGGATGTGACAGCGTCTGCTGATTTTTCGGCCAACTCAACAACAGCTTCAACAGCTGTGTTCTCGTCTCTAACTGTAGTCACTTCTGTGGCAATAGTCGGGGATGGGATACCCGATGCTGTTGCGATATTAATGGCCGCTTTAACAAGCCCGACATCTTCTTTGGGAAGAGTAGAAATAATTGGCGGCAATGCAAGTTGGGGACCCATTAGTGCAAGCTGTTTCTTAACAGCTGTTGGAGCAGTGTACTGGGGAATTCTGGGGGGAATTCTTGGACCTGTAAACTGCGGCAATACGCTAACAGATTTGCGACGTTTACTCGAACTACGTTTAGTAGATTTGCGACGAGAACTCTTTTTTCTCATACTGGGAGTCTTGCGACCCGGAAGATGACATCTCGTTCTTGATACATTTTTAGAACACACACGCTTTTTTTTACGGCACGACGAAACAAGTTCGTCAGAGCATCTGCGCTGAAAAGGAGAACTACACGCTTTCACCAACTCGGCTTTTTTCATTGTCGAGTAGCCGGAAACACCATTTTTCCTACATTCTTGTTTTAGTTGAAGAACTGTGGGCATTTATTATATATTTTAAGTTTTTTTTAAAATATTAATTTTTTTAAATTCCATCTTCGTAGAAAACCTTTACTTCATTGTATCCTTCACTGAACATTTCAAATTTTAATCTGTGGTTTATATTAAAGTTAAAAAATTCTAAATTTGCTGGATTGATGTTGATGACACATGTAGATTGTTTTTTGGTCGAAATTCGATATTCAGTGGATTGTTGAATAGGAACATATAAGAGCTTATATACATAGTCTAAAAAGTCAGTCTTGGGACTGTTCTTGATAGAAAGGTCGTATGAAATACACAATCCTATGACCTTCTTTCCATATTTTTCCCCAATATCAATTGGAAAATTATTAGTCAACGCCCCATCAATATAGAAACTGTCCCCATATTTAAAATTGTCAAAAATAAACGGTAGATTAGACGACATTTTCACAGCTGTCAGGCACGGAATATTTGGAAATGTCTCGTGAGAGACGTATTCAACTTTTGACTTGGTGACATTATATGTGCAACACACCAACACTTTTTTAAACCGTGTGTATAATTCAGACATAGTCATAATACAACCTATTTTTTCTATCGTCATTTTTTCCAGCTCATCAGAAATGTGCGAAAAAGATATCGCGGGTTCACCGTGAGTTATGTTTAAGATGTTGAACCTACTCATTTTTTCCAGAAGCTCATTGTGTGTACAAAGATATACCATAATTTCTACAGGCGTATATCCTATAATCAACAAATATGAAATTACGGAACCTATTGACGTGCCAACAAATGTTGTAATGTTTTGATACAGATGCTTATCATACAGATATTGTATTCCACCGAGCAACATAATACCTTTAATAGCCCCGCCAGATAATACTAATGTGTCAAATTCCGATTGAGTGATATCATTTTCCGACAGATTTTCACTTTCATTCATTTACATAAAAAAACAGGTTTTAAAATGGATTTATTGTAAAATTTACAATAACAATTATTAATTTAAAAACCGCCCGAGCAACTTCTGGTGGTCTGGGTTTTAAGGGGGGGAGGTCCATATGCCTTGTCGATAGTGTAGTATGCGCGAGGCACCATCGTGGGATCATTCTGATGCGGGTTCAGCATATTCTTGTTAAATCCGTCCGCAAACTGTTTATATGTGCGGTCATTCGGATTTAATACACTTATGGGGGCACTCGGTCTGCTCGTCGAGTGAGATAAATCGACGTAGTTAACCTGCGGGGAGCCACTGTTGTACATACTGTTGGCATAATTATTTGGGTTTGTTGTTGCCATTTTATTATACAAGTTTTTATTTATTTTCTATAGTTTTTGGAATTTTAATTGATACAACAATCAGACCAGAAATAATCATAAATGCTAAAAAGTGTTGAACACATATTATAGCTTTCTCGGTATCATTTTTGGGCTCTAGTTGATTACCCCCAATAGTTTGAATAGAAAATGACTTGTATATAGCGTCAATAACTGTCAGCTTAGAAATATGATAGTACAAAACGGCAAAAATCATAGCCAAGACTATTGTTATTATAAATATTCCGCCCAATTTAATAGATAGAAGTTCTGTTTCCATTTATTTATGATTTATATAATTAAAATAATTCTAAATGTGTGGAATATTTATTAAAACTATAGCGAGCTCTGACGAGGTTTCTCAGTGTATGAAATCTCTATCTACGCTTAAAAATCGGGGGCCAGAATCATCGCGTTATATCGTTGACAATGAAAATATTTTTATCGGATTTACACGTCTTCCCATCATCGACCTCGAAGGTGGTGAACAACCCTTTGTCAGCGGAAATAATGTATTGGTCGCAAACGCTGAAATATTTAACCACAAAACTATAAAGTCGTCCTGCAACCTTACTCTTGCGTGTACAACAAAAAGCGACTGTGAGTGTATTCTCCGCGCGTATGAATGTGGAATGGAAATGACCTATATAGCTAGTTTAATTAACGGTGATTTCGCCTTTGTTCTTGTCACCAAAGATAAAATTATTGCTTGTCGAGATCGAGTTGGTATCAGACCATTATTTTATGGATTTAAAGATGGTCAGCTTGCTATTTCATCTGAGGTAAAGGCTTTCGCCGACGGATTTACTGTTCAACATGTACTTCCCTCAACAGTTATGACATTTGACAGAAAAAATCCCAAATCATATTGTGTTGAAACTTACTATGGTTTTTCCCAAGCTTATTATAACCGTATTCCTTGTGTACAACAAGGTGTCTTAAACAACCCGTCAACAACATTAAAACAGCTTCTTGTCAATTCTGTAAAACTACGCCTCGAAAGTGAACGCCCTATTGTGTGTCTACTGTCTGGCGGTCTGGACAGTAGCATTGTAGCTTTAATTTTAACCCAGCTGTTGGGAGCTAAGAATGTCAATACATATTCCATAGGTATGAAGGGGGCAATCGATTTAGAATATGCACAAAAGGTAGCAACGTTTCTTGGGACAAACCACAACAGTGTTGTTTTTCGCCCAGAGGAGGGTATTAAGGCAATTCCAGAAGTCATACACGCTCTCGAATCGTATGATATCACTACTGTCCGCGCCAGTATTCCAATGTATCTTTTGGGAAAGTGGATTAAAGACACGACCGATGCCAAGGTTATTTTTTCGGGGGAATTGTCTGACGAGTTGCTGTGTGGCTATCTATACTTCCACCACGCCCCATCAGACATCGAGGCTGGCGATGAAAGTAGACGGTTGGTAAAAAATGTGTACAAGTATGATGCCTTGCGCGCCGACAGATGCATTTCTTCCCACGGACTTGAATTGCGAGTTCCGTTTGCCGATGTAAATGTTATAAACTATTGTATGTTTAAATTGACTGGCGAAGATAAACGGCCAAAGATGATTGAAAAACAACTTCTGCGTGAGGCTTTTTCGGGTGAACTACCACAAGAAGTATTGTGGCGGCGCAAAGACGGATTTAGCGATGGAGTATCGTCCATGGAAAAACCGTGGTATAGCTATATTCAAGAATATGTTGAGACACTAGAACTTAGTTTTCTTAATGACGAAGTTAGTAAGGAAGCCCAATATTATAAATATTTATATATGCTCAAGTATGGCCGGCTTAACTACAGCCCTATTTCCGAGCATTGGATGCCAAAGTGGGGCATTGTCGATAAAACCAATCCGTCGGGAAGAATAATTAATATCATTGAAAAATGTGAAAACGTTTAAAGATTTACGGCAATTAATAAATGAATATTAGAGATGCTATAAAAAATTTTAATTATTCAGAAATGGTTAACTGTAGAGATGAATTACGACAGTTGGGAGAAAGTGTTCAATTAGAGTTATTTACTGATGCTTTATCAATAGCAACACACCAAAATATAAAAAACACCTTGTTAATTATAGACACATATTGTCCATCAATAGAAATAGAGCTTTTGTGTTATGCCATTCGTACACAGAACACTGTTCTCTTTAGACTTTTATGCGACGATTATGTTGTTGTGAACCAAAGTATTTTTCCATTGAAAATGAAAAATAATAATAACTTATTACAGTATTCACATCCATCTAGGAATGTTTAATTTCTTAATAAGTTTTCTTAATAATGATTAATTTAGTATTAGAAAATACTAAATTCAAATGTCAAAAACTAAACGGCTGCTCAAAGAAACTGAAATTCTCGATATTCTGTCTGTCATCACTCCACAAAAAGGAATTCCGACCGACATTGCGCTCAACGTGTGTCAAACATTTCAACAGAAAATTAGAAGCAAGCTAACACAACAGCTTGTGTATCCGGAGATTTTACCAAAGTTGAAGAAGCAGATTGAATTATCTTTTGAAACAACCAAAATTCAATCTGGTGAGAGTGTAGGCGTTATTCTTGCCCAGAGTTTTGGACAGTCTCAGACGCAAAGCACGCTCAACTCCTTTCACAAAGCTGGCCTCGCCGAGAAAAGCGTTGTGTCTGGCGTGCCCCGATTCAAAGAAATTATCGAGACAGTTGGCGATCCAAAAGGCAATACCTGTCTCGTCAAGTTCACAGCCAACAATAAGTCATTCAAGGCTTTACGTGATACCATAAAATACAGACTGGTCGAATTTAACCTCAAAAAGCTCATTTGTAAAGAAGACGTCCGCGGACACGGGTCTAAAATCAAGGTTTGTATCAATAAAGTCGACGAGCCTTGGTATAATTCGTTTGAAAAAGTTTACGGCGACCAATTCCGAAACTACGAACACTGTATAAGCATACTCATAAATAAAAAATACACTTACGAGTATGGGATAACACTTGAATATATTTGTAAAAGGATTGAAGAGACGCACGACGATATTGTATGTGTGTTTTCTCCAGAAAGTCTTGGACAGATTGATATATTTTTGAACACTGATAGCATCCAAGCTGATAAGAACGTTCCGTTTCTAACACTTGACAACAGTGTAGAGGTTTTTATGGAGTTTGTTGCCATCCCCACGCTACAGGAAATTCTCATCTGTGGTGTGAAAAAAATAAGCAACATCTTTTATATTAACGAGAAAGACGAGTGGCATATCGAAACAGAGGGCTCGAATTTCGCAGAAATACTGGCTATGGACGGTGTCGACAGTGTTAATACCATGACAAATAATATTTGGGAGATTTACAACACCTTGGGCGTTGAAGCACTCAGGCAATTTCTTGTTGAAGAACTCGCCACTGTTGTCAGCGGAATTAACCCAGCACATTACAAACTACTCGCAGATAAGATAACATACAGTGGAAAGGTGGTGTCTATTTCCCGATACACAAATCGAACCGAGGGCTCCGGAGCATTATCAAAATCAACTTTTGAAGAACCGCTCGACAACCTAATCAATTCTGCTACACGGGGCGAGACTGAAACAACAGACAGTGTCAGCACGAGTATTATTTGCGCCCGAATGGCCCCGATTGGAACTGGAGCTGTAGATTTGCGACTTGATATTAAAAAGCTTCTATCATTGTCAGACGAAACGATTAATAAGATTTTTACTGGAGATGTTGTAGAAAAAATCTAAAATTTAAGTATTAACTCAATAAATAAATTTATTGAGTAATTTAAAAATTTATAATAAATTTATTATAAATGGCCACCGGCGGTAGTAATTATACTACTACTATTCTTTCGTATCAAATAACTGCAGACATAATAAATGGGTTTGCGAACATTCCGCAAAACCACTTGAAAGACCCGACAACTTTATATAAAGTTGTCGGAGATAATATTATCTCGACTTTAGTATCAACTGGAACTCCCCAACAAATGAGCCAAATGAGTAGCCTTTCCGAAAAAGACCAAGGCGATGTTTTAGTATCTAGTATTGGAATGGCTTTGGCCGATTTTTATTTAATCAACAAGGATGTCATACCCGACGTCCAAACATTTATATCAGCAACTACATTGTATGTTGCTCAGTCGCCCGCGCCAATTCCCACCATCTCCACCAAGCCAGTAACGGTTGTTGCAACAAATACCATTAAATGTAAAACAGACAATGCGGCTTATGATGGAAATGTATACGCGTGCACTAATTTACATATGGCCGTGATTGGAATGACAATACTCATCGCCGCCATTTTTTTCTATAGCGCATACCGTAAAAAGTCAATGGCGTTTAATTTTTATTAAATAGTTTATTAAATAGTTTATTAAATAGTTCATTAACTTAATTGTAAATATTTACAATTAATTTTAGTTTTCCTCAATGTGTTTGCGGATTTTATGTACTAAAGTTAGAAAATCGCGATATGGGTCTTTCATAAACGATGGATGTGGTCCCGACATCAGAACTCTTCCGCTTCTGAACACCATAAACGAAATTAATCTATCACAATCTTCTTTCTTCTTTGGCTTGTCGTTGCAGTATTTTCTGTATGAAATAGTTTTACGGATAACGTGTTTATCTTTTCCGAAAAAGTATTCGTTGCTTGAAATGCGAATGTCCTTGTCGAAATTAATGGGAAATTTAATATTGACACCAGCATATCCAAAATCTTCTTCGTAAATACTAATGTATGGTGTGTGTTGGTTAATATATGAATCAAGTTTTTTCCGATTGATTCCAAAGTCGATAGCAAATGAGATGTTGTTCATAACTGGCTCAATAATCATTGTCAGATGAGTGCCCGACACAAACGAATATGTGTTGTGGTTGTTTTTTATATAACTCCATATGTACAACACACACATCTCGGCGTGCTTTTGTGTTGTACACCCTGTAAGCTGGAATGTTCCCTTGTCGGATATTTTGAATGTTATGAGCTTGTCGATACAATACATTACACAGTTGATAGAGTTTCTGAAATATTGTATTGTCTGTCTGTCCCGTTTTTCCTTTTCTTTCTTAAGAACAGCTCCTTGGTAGACGTTTCCACTTTGAACTCGGATAATCGAGCCGGATTTTATATCATTTACAGGAGCTTGTTCGGCGTTGTTCTTCTTCCGCCCACGCTTCTTTTTTTCAACTATGTAAGGCGTGATTGGTAAAATCTTATTAACGAAAATGTACTTCTTCTTGATGTGTAAATTAGTTCCGATGATGAATGTCTTGGTATATGGAACATACTGTGAGAAATCCTTGATGGAATAATCCTTCGTGTCCATTTTGGTTTAATTAATATTTAATAGTGGATTAATCAATATTAATATTTGCCATACGTGAGTTCATATTTCTGACTGTTATGAACTCGTTGTTGTCGTGAAATAATATCGTCTCTAAACTTGGTAGTATCGTTTATAAATGACAGCCCGTCGGGAATGGTTTCTGTCGAATACTCTTTGTTGTAAATAGGCACTTGATTGTCCATTGGGTCTTTATACGCTATACCAACACTCTTTGATTTCATTGCATACACAGGATTGAAAAACGGCTCGGCCAAGTCTTTATCAATATAATATCTAATTTGTCCTGCGTTGATGCTGGCATAATCGGTGTAATTTTTTCCGTAGTTTTTAAGTGCGGGATTTCCAGAAATGTTGTCGTTCAAGTCATCATATATAACCTGCGATGGTTTTTCGTTGAGCTGCATATTGTAGTTGTGGCGCTCGTCAATCAATCTACTGTCGGCTCTAACACTTGTGTACTTTCCCTCTGGAGTGGGTTTAAAATATGGACTTTGGTCGATGCCCAACTCGTTGAGATATGTATGGGTTGGTGTATTTTTACATGTAAAATTCACCTTACACATATTATTTGTGTTTAACACGTCTAACGAAGGTTCAGTGTTGTTAAGAAATACACGGTTGGGTACAAACTCTTTACCGTTTAGCCCGTCCCGACACTGTTTTAATTGGGTGTAGGTTTCATTATGAAAGTAGTCTTTACTTACAGGCCTCTGGGTAAACTGCTTACAGGGCGGGTTAATTAGATCTCTGAAGGACGACTTGTTCATTTATTACAATATTTATAATTATTTAAAATCACTTAAATAATTTATTTAGCCTTATAAAAAAAGTTGGTTCGGACAACCTGTTTGTCATTAAATGGATATTCTGCCAAATTGATGCCAAGGCGGACAACCCCAAGTATAAAATGCGCTGTTTTCAATCTGTCGGCTGGCCTTTCAAAATATGGTGTTAATTTCTTAACCATTTTATCGCGGGCCACTGTGTATTTCGTAAATATATTATCATCATTTATTAACTGTTGCCGACCTTTATTTTTGTAGTCGGTAAATTTAGAAACACTCTCGGGACTTATAAGATCTCCAACAACAACGAGATTGCTGACAATCAACGATACAAATAGTTTAGAAATGCTGTTATTTGGGTGGAACATTTCCGTCAACTTATCAACCTCGGCTTTATCGGCAAAACTGTTTATACAACAACTGTACACGTCTCTATAAAAAACTTCAAGGTCAAATGTCGACGGAGCTATAAACTCATTGTATAAATAGATGTAAAATCTAAAAAACTCTGTAAACCTATCTTCAACCCACGAACTAATTGAAAAATCAATAGCGGGATCTGGCGTAATCGAAAAATCTCCCCACCGCTCAAGCTGAACCGCATTTTCAGAATATTCAAAATATGCGCCCTGTCCCATTCTTAAAAGAATTGACTTTTCTGCTAATACGGGTTCTGCTAATACGGGTTCTGGTGCAAGTTCTGGTGATGGAGCACGTGATGCCAAAGGGGAATTCGGGTCGTATCGAGGAGATTGCGGATTATAATCGGAAGCCGCATTATACTCCGAATTCGGGTTATACTCTGGCGACTGTGGCCTGTAATTCACTAATAATTCATTTTCGACAAAACTACACTCTATGGCCTTTCCAACAAAGTTGTATGTGTTTCCAAAAAACGGTGCTGGGTCGTTGAAAATAATCTTCTTGTGATTGAGCGCCGGATCATTCACCATCAGTTTAGCAAGCGCCAAAATAGTATTCGCATATTTATTTCTCATATATCCCTTTACTGCCAGATTATACTCGTTAATCAAGTTAATATAGTCAATGCTGACGGCTACAAATCCCAAATTATTAATCATATTTATATACGCAAGTGTGCCTATATTTGTCAGTCGCGAATCAAACGCCAAAAATGGGTATTCTGTACTGTACCGGTTAACAACAATAACAGGGATTTTGTTGTCTATAACAACAGTCATCGGAACAAAATCGATTTTGACAATATCTTTAATCAATACATCAATATCACTGACTTTGCCTTCTTTTATGTCATTGTATCTTTTGGCAAGCATAAATAGCTCATCTCCGGCCGACGCAAACATTCTATCCATCTCTGCCGTGTATACACTTATTAATTCCTTGGGACATTTATCGACAACCTCTTGAACAAACCCCTTGAATTTGGTAATCAAATAATGTTTTAGATATCGATGCTGTAATTCTGGTTCAACCAAATTAAAAATTCGGTGTAAAAACCCTATATTGTCGGCACGCTCAAATTCTCTTTTTATCCATGGGAACTGCCCTTTGTTGTAGCGGTCAATAAATACGGTTTTGGCAATAAACTCGGGTCTGAGTGATGGGTCGGTCATCATCACTGCAGCATAAACATCATAGTATGTATAACATCTACTAAATCGCGGATTATTTAAATATTCACTAATCGCCACGCCTATATGCGTCAAATACAACTGTTGAAGCGCCGTTCCCGCGATATATATGTCGTATACAGCAGCATCGTGGTCAATGTATGGAATATTGCCCTCATTTACTATTTTCATAATAAGCTTACCATAAATATTTTCATCAGCAAGAAATGGATTTGCGTCGGAAAAAACTATATGCTTGCCCTTTAGTTTATTTAGGAAAATGGGCTTCAGCTTTTTCAGCTGTGCTTCGGCGATTTGGAGAACGGCACTAGCCTCGTGTTTATACAGATGTTTCATATAAACCATCTCATAGTCCCCCTGAGCTGTCAGATCTGTAAAAAACGATGATGTTACATACTCGATGAATCCGGTATTAAGACCAAGCATATATCCAAGCTCTGTATTTGTAAAGAACATCTCGTCTGTATTACTGCTCACATAATTTGTTATTTTCAATGTCTGTGGGTCTAAAAATTTTTTTGTTTCATCCATATTTATTATAGTAATATTCTTTAAAAAACTATTAATAAAACTTTTATTAATAGTTTTAAAAAGTTTTTTAAAACTATTAATTTCATATGTAGACTTAAAATATAATTTTTTTAATAAATGAGCGGACTTTTGAATTTAACAACCAATGATTTTAGTTTGGGTAAAGGTCAAAAAGGCAATTTATTGTATAATAACATCCGTGGGTACTCGGTGATCTTGTTCTACGCAACAACGTGCGATTACTGCAAACCATATCTTAATATTTTTAAACGCCTTCCGGGAAATGTTGCTGGCTGTACATTCGCAATCACAAACATCCAGAGCAATATGCCCATTGTCCAGATGTCTAAACAAACCATTTCACCCATCGAGTTTGTTCCGTTGATTATATATTATGTTGATGGCCGACCGTTTATGAAGTACAATGGTGAAGCTGACGGAAATCAAATTGTGGCGTTTATCGTCGATGTCACTGAAAAACTGGGCGCAAACAAGAAGAGCAAGTTTTACGAAGACCGAGTAAAACAACAGGAGACAGAAAAGAAGATTCCAGAGTATACGATAGGCAAGCCGAAAGAATCATCTATGAAATTCGTAGGTGATATGATTTGTAATGACGGAGTTTGCTATTTATCAGAGGGAAAGGACATTACCAATTCGAAAGAAGGAAAGCAGCGCAGAAATTAAATATAATTTAATTATTGTTGATAAACTGAAGAATGCTTTTAACATCGCGACCCCCAGTATAAATACTGATGAACTTCCCATTATTGAATAATAGATATGCGGGGACACCCCCCATATCAGTCTTGGTTATTTTACTCAGCTGTTTTGCCAACGACTTTTCACTGCTGTCGCCGTCGATTAAAATAGTTGCAAACACCACACTACCATTAGACTGGTTTTTTGCCTTGATAAAATCTGGTTTTGCAGTTGTACAGTATCCACAAAAGCTTCCCTGAACCATCACAAATACTTTTTTGGCCGAAAGCTTTCCCGAAAGAGTTTCATTTTTAAAATCTGTGTCTTGTAAAAAAACAATACCTGTATTATCAAAACTCATTTATTAATATATTTATTAATATAGTTATTAATAATTTTGTGTAATATCGCACGGTGATTTTACAAAAATAATATGTACAAACTGTGGGATTATAGACGACTATAAAATAAAGCGATCACAATTTTAATAGAAATGATAAAAAAAAAATAAAAAAAAAAATATAATAAATGTCCTACAATATTCCGACAAATTTCACACATCTTGTTGAAGGTCTTCAGTTAAGAGCCAATATATTCACACCCGCTGGCGCGTCAAACGCCTTTGTAAACACGGGTGCTACCAATCCATCTTTTTCTGTTCTTCAGGGCTCGATTGGCGCTGGTAGCGTAATTACCAACGTAATCTTATGTTCTCCGTCCGGTGGCTTTTCGGGAGCAGTTACCTACACTGTTTCTATTTCTGGAGCCAGTGCGGCATTTACTGGAGGCGTCGCACAATTTCAGGGGGCTTCTTTGTGGAACCCTCTGCCGTATTTATGTAGTACTTCTCTCGCACAAGATTCATTCTTTGTTGTCTCTGCCACTGGTGGTGGCACAACACAAGCTACCCCCAATATTATGGTGCAGTACCTTGATTAAACTTAATATAAACTTAATATAAATTTGTAATAATTTACAAATTTTATATAAATAAATTTTTATAGTCGACATCTTGCGGGTTGCTCGCCCAAATATATAAACATACATGTGTGGCCATATGCGAGAAATGTTTTCCATCCGGATTTCTCCAAGTCGTGTTTAACGCTTTCAAAATGGTCAAAGTCCATTATGGCCAAATATTTTGTAATGTCAAACTCCTCGTTGTATTCGTCCTCCTCAAACTCGTTGGTAAACTTTCGGCGAATTAAAAACTCATAAATATCCCACCGCAACTTATCGAGTGTGATTGCGATATAGTCTTGGGCATTAATGGCTGACGGTTTTATACTTTCAAGAAATACACTGGAATCCATTTATATTGTTCCCCAATCTTTAATACATTTTTAAATTTTTAATTGTTTTACCTGTATTCAATAACATTTTTATTAAACAACTGAATGTCCATCTCCTTCTTATCCGAATATTTTCGAAGATACTCCGGATAGCACGGGTACACTGTTGATGGGGCAGACTGGAAACAATGGTTCGGATAATATCCTTTTGCTTCAACAACCTTGGGTTTGTTGAAGCAGTTGTCGTGGCGAGGACTCCACCCCACTTGTCTTGAATGAATGATTGGATTTGGATTTTCGGGAACGCCTCTGTAAAACCGCTGGTAGGGAAACATGTCCATGTCAGTTCCCACCTGAGGACCTTGTGAGTAAAACGGATAAGGGCCGTTTTTTAAAGTAGTTATGTCCATTTATTATATATTATTTATTTAGTTTATAAATGATTCCCATTACCCAAAAACAGTTGGAAATCTCAAAAAAACTTGTTTACGAAACCGATGTCGAAGTATGTGGTCCTATCTACTGCGATGGAACCGAGTGTAGGTTTTCGTTAGTATATTTTGGTGAAAAAATCGATGGGAGACAAAGGTGTGTTCAGGAAGTTAATGATCTTATGAACTATCATACCCATCCTATTGGCCAAAAATCTTATCCGTCATCCGAGGATATCATTGTACTTTTAGCGTTTAAAAAAAAGACGGCAAACCCAGTCATTGAAATCATATTTACGGCTTGGGGGGTTTGGCAACTTACGGCAATTCGAAAAAAAGAAATGTCAAAAGAAACCCGTGTTTCGTTGGCTAAAGAAATGGACGCAAAAGTTCTCCAACACTTTTATAATGCGTCTGAAAGAGGTCGAGCAGTTAATATCGACATAAACCTTATAAAAACATTCATCTCTAAAATCAAATCATTTGTTGACACTTATGATATAGATTTGGATATTGAATTTAAACCATGGTGGTGAATACATCTTATAATTAATTATAAGAAATGTCCCAATACTTATTGGGATACTTTAATATTGCGAAGCGGGACATAATTTGACCCACGTGCTGCGGGGACTTGATAACTCACATTTTGAGGCCACCCATATTGGGTTGGTGATATCATTCCGTTCCCAGCGGGTCCATTGCCATATTGGTCAAAACGTTGCTGGGAATTGTATCCGATGGTTGCTTTTTGACCATTGCGACGTTGTTGGGCCATAGCTGCAGCCGCATCGGCGCTAAGTGTGCCACTCATAGCGCTCAGCTCTTCTTGGGTCGATGAAGGCATCCGAGACTCTGCCGGACTGGCGACACCAAATTGTCCGTTGCGACCCTTGGTATTTCTGCGTTCATTATCAGCATATGCAGTTTGATTGCGCTGAAGATTAGTATTATCTCCCGGAAGCGGTTTATCATAGATATAGCCGGCAATTCCCTCAGCATTGTAAGTGACAAAGTTGGTGTACTGGGGGCGCAGATTATTCTCTACAGCAATGCGGTCCTCTGCAGAGTTACAACCCTCAACCTTTGTATAAAACCCATATTCGTGCGACTGTCTTCCAGCCAAATCCTGTCCATTCCACACCGGACACATTTGCGCGCTGGAGTCTTGAATACGATGAGTTCTCAATCTCTCAGCATTCCCGGTGTTCACTTTACTAGTCAGGATATTTGCGGTAAGTGATACATTTGACATTTATTAATTATATTTTTTTATTTTTTTATGTTGATATTACTTTTAATTGAAAATTTCTTAAGATTGTTAATTATTTTTCAACCAAATATAATTCGTTTCGTATCTGGGTCAACAATCTCCCCGTCCTATTATAATGGAGTATATTCCAGAACGATGTGCGCTCTGATATTTTTATAATTTCTCCGAGACCTGTTGATAACAGTCTATTTCGGAGGTCGGCACTTTGTAAGAATTTTTCAATAATGATGTGTTTCATCACATCAACTCGTTTGTGTTCCCATGTGGCGTCTCCTTGTTTGTATCCGATTCTGCGAGCCATTTTGGGGTTTATTTCATTTGCCAAAACAGACACATACTCGTCATCCGCCTCTTTTTTAAAGGCTTGGTAGCAACTTTCAACATTTAAAAACCTAATCATTTGGGTATTTATTTCAATAGTCATCGCAGATGTGTAAAAATTACTCATATAATTATTGTCTTTGTTGTAGTTGTTGTAGCACACAGGCATAAACAACTGTTTGACAAATTTCTTTTGTGAATCGGTTTGTGGCGAACCTATTCTTCGCCATTTTTCTCGCATAACCTGTCGGTTTTGATGACATTCGTGTGTCAGGTCAAGAGCTTTATCTACTGTAAGTTTGTAATACATTTTTAATAAACATGCCACTACTAGACCTGATCTGCCGTGTCCGCCTCTACAGTGGATGTATATTTTTTTTTTATCTTCTATAATGGCCAGTAATTGTAAAATAAAGCTTGAAAATGTTTTAATATTAGCTGGAGCATCCTTGTCTTTGATTGGATAGCTTATGCGGTTGGTAGCTTGGTACTTGATTATGTGTTTATCGTCTTCTTCGGTCAGGTCTACAAGATAGTGTATTCCCAATACTTGTTCAAGATGGTCGACAAACATTTGGGTGGGGTAACTGCCGAAAAGCGCAACACCGTCGATGAAATATGAACAGGTATCCATCTTATTATTTTATGTATTAATTATATTTATAATTCGAAATTAAATAATATTATAATAAATGGTTTGTTCTATTTCATCTCTCCAAAAGTATGTTAATAGACCATCTCCTCCCCGTCCAGCTAATGAGACAGGGTGTCGGGGAAAAATGCTTGTCGGAAACGATGGCAATATGTGGATCTCTCAATCAGATAAAAACGGCACGTATAAATGGAAACCTGCTCATCACAAAATAGCATCCTCTCCTCGCAGGAAAACATCTCGTCGTCGGAAAACCTCTTCGCGTAAGAAAACATCTCGTCGTAGGAAATCTTCTCCTCGCAGGAAAACCTCCCGTAAATAATAGAATAAAAAGATAAAAAATAGCAATATAAATGGAAATAGAGTTTAATAACAGACCAGATTACCGATTAACAACACGCTATTCTCGTCTTCCTAATAATAAAAACATTTCTATGTCAAACGCTGACATAGATAGGGGATTGGCCGGCGACAGATGGAATTATGGCATTGGGTTTGCAAAACCGCTCGGAAATGCCCCATCACAATACACTAATATCGCAATCGACTACACTCAATATTTAATGCCCAACGCTGTTTATAAACTTCCTACCTCTAATTCTGTAAAAGTTTACCGCGAAAATGAGTTTAATCCACCAATAGCCACACCCGAGGATGCAAAGTTGTACCAAGGACCTCAAACTCTTAATAACAGATAAAATTAAAATAAAAAAAATGTTTAATAAATGTTCAACATTCACGACCCCAAAACCAAGAAAATGTTGATTATGGGGGCTGTCGGTGTAGCTGTCATTATCATCATTATTGTAGTTGTTATGATGTCTAAAAAGACTTCTCATTCCGCTGCAGTGCCCCACGCCGCAACTGCAGTAGTTGCGGTAGTTGCTCCTACCGGATTCAAAATTCGGGTAGCAGTTCCACAAACTCCAGGAATTAACTATCTTGGTGGAACAACAGACCTCATATTAACATCAAAGTCTAATGCCTTAAACTGGCAAATAGACGCAACCAACACACCGTATACTACAATAGATAATGTCAAGTATATGATAGCATTACCCCATTGGGAATGGAATCCAGTCTTGAAACCATACAATGGAACAGACATTACCAGATATGTTTTAGGAACTTTTAACACAAGTTCGCAAGATAATGCAACAATTGATTTAGATAATGTCAATTTATTAAAAACAAGCTCTGCACCAAATGACCCGGTACTTTTCTATTATGGTAAAGCTATTAGTACAAATACGCAGCTGACTGGAATGGCAAATGTCGTGTATAAAGAAAATAATTAATGTAGTTAAAAAATTAACCGTTCATCATTCACTAAGAAAATGTCAAACATAAACCGCGAATAAACTCACCTTAATTATAATAATTATAATTACGTCCCCGCATTTTTAAGCACCTTAATCAATGTCAGTAGCTCAGTGTCATTTTCACTCCCCCGCTTGTTGTAATCAAACTCTGGAATGTGATAGCAGTTTCTCTTCTGTATGCTGTTCACCTCGTTGTTATCGTCAATTATCAACGTATTGTTCTCATTATATCCGCGAATTTTAAAATAATCCCATAAAATATTAAGACCTTTTAATCCTCTATGCTGGCGTTTTGACAGAGAACAATGGTCGGAATAAAAAACAAAGTCTAACTTCCTTCCGGGCTTGATGAGAATAAATTTATTGATTATCGATATTGCGTACGGCTTATTGGCCGCTGTCCAAATCGCAACATTGTAATGCTTGAAAATATAATCTAAAAACTCCTGTAGATGTGGTCTGGCGAATGTAATATAATCCTTGTCCAATTTTTTAACAACAAACTTGTCCATCTTTGGACTTATTTTTAGTTCCTTAGTTAGCTCTGAGTATATCAATGTTTGGTCAAGATCTAGTATAATATTTTTTCTACCAGCCATTTATGATATAATCTAAAAATAATAAATAATAATAAAATAAATAAAATTATGCTTCCAATCGAAATACTATTTCACAATCTGTATAATTACTTTCGGTTTTTTACAGGAACTGACTGTGTTATAACAACATCGATGCGTCTAAAATCGTGGGCTGTTTACGAAATGCTCGTTCATGAAGACACACATATGTTTGAAGGTGCGATTAAATCATTGGCATTTGAAATTCTTAAATCACAAACTAATTATTTCACATTGCGCAATGAAGATTTGTATGAAGATTTGTATGAAGATTTGTATGATAATGAATATATAAACTATCTTTCGGTTGATGAAGAAGAAAATGACGAAAGTGGTTCGTTCGATTACACAGATTATCAAGAATTGTGTCTAAAACTCCACTCTCTATATTTTAATTTTAAAATACAAAACTGTATTTTTTCCTTTTAAACATATTTACATTTTAAAAAAAAAATAAAAAAAATAAAAAAACTACTCTAATAAATGTCATTGCAGTCCGGTAATATTACCTCTGGTTTTATCGATTTAGCTACCTTTGATGAGCTCGAGAAATATCTGTATGGCGGTCCTGAAGCCACCGCATACTTCGTTATGGCGCACAAAACTTCGACGTGGTTTACTCTCTGCCCCACTATTCTTTCCAAGACTATGGGTCAGGCCGGTTTCGGTCAAGATTGGGCTGCTTCTATTTCCCGCGCTGGTGATTATCTCAAGAGCGCTTGGCTCCGTGTTGATGTGGGTGCTGTAACTGCTAAGCCCTCCACAGATTCCAATACTTGCGCCATCAGATGGACTCACAACTTTGCTCACAATCTTATTCGCGAGGCCGCCGTTACCTTTAACGATTTGATTGCCGAGCGTTTTGACAATTACTTTCTAGACTTTTGGGCGGCGTTTACCGTCCCCGCATCTAAGCAGGCGGGTTATAACAATATGATTGGTAATACTCCTGGTCAGTATGATTGTTCCCATGCAATTCCTGGTACTATCAGTTTGGGAAATACCCTGCCCGCATTTACCATCAATCTCCCCCTTCCCTTCTTTTTCACGCGTGATACCGGCGTTGCTCTCCCCACTGCTGCTCTTCCCTACAATGAAATGAGAATATCTCTTAGCTTTCGCGACTGGACTCACCTTCTTGTTGCATATTCCTCCCCTACTGTAAGGGGCGCTGTCGGGTTTGTTCCCAGTTTGGTTAATGTTGTTGCCGCTCCTGTTATGTCAAATGCCAATGTCTGGGCCGAGTATGCTATTGTCTCCAACGATGAGCGCAAACGTATGGGCTGTGCTCCCCGCGATATTCTTATTGAACAGGTTCAGACTGCTCCCCGCCAAACCTTTAAAATCACCACTAACACTGCTCAGAACAACTCTACCGATATCCGCTTCTCCCACGCCGTCAAGTATCTTTTCTTTGCCGGCCAAAATACTACCGTCCGCTCTGACTGGTCCAATTACACTCTCGGCAATGTTGGCGCTAACGGTTGGGTTGGTCGTGCAAACAACATTGACACAGTGTCTAACGCAACTCTCCTCTACGAGAACACCCAACGTCTTTCTGGTCTGCCCGCCGATTATTACTCGCTTGTCGAGCCGTGGTACAAGGCCCCCACCATTCCTCGCGAGACTGGCTACCACATGTATTCGTATTCTGTCAACATGTATGACGTCAATCCCATGGGCTCTACCAATTACGGCAAGCTGACCAATGTCACTCTCGTAATGACTGCAGTCATTCCCCCGGCATCGGCAACTGGTTTTATTGACACTAACACCTATGAGGGTATTATTGTTGCCGTAAACAACAACGTTATCCGTGTCTCGGGTGGGGCTTTAGGCTTCCCCGTACTTTAATTTGGTAAGCCAAGCGCTCCCATTTGGGTTTATTCTTCGTTTTCAATATGTATTAAAATACATATTTTATAGTTTAGTTAAATCTGAAGCATACATTATTTTCAACCTTTTTGTTTTCCAATAGTCTTCTAATTTTCTTTTCACCGAGTCCAGTTTCTCTTCCAGTTTCTTTGATAGATTTGTATATAGCTTTCTCTGTAAGAAACAAAAGTTGTTGGTCTGAGTTGTTTAACTTAAAAGTTTTTACAGAGTATTCAACCACGGCTATTTTAATCTCAACCTTTTTTACTTTACACAAGAAATCAGAGTCATTCAGGCCATCTTTTTTCCATATTTCTTTAACTCTGTCTATTTTTTGCCACTCAAATCCACCAGTTTGAGTACATCTGCCAACTACACCGTTTTCAATGGTACTTCTACCTATATTAGTATAATGACTAGCAATAACTATGCTTGGGTATCTGGCAATAACTTCACCCTTGTATATTTGGGCAACAGAAACAGAACGTCCGTGGGTATCTAATGTTTTTGCATGACTATTGTTTTCCTTATGTGTCACCCATTCTAAATTAGTAACCCAATTATTTAATTTGTTACCGTCAGTATGGTTAACAACATACTGAGAAATATCATCTGGTTTTGTGTCTGTTAAAAAGGTTTCAGCTACAAGTCTGTGTACCAAATATTCCCTATATGCATAATACGGGTCGTCTTTTTTAGTTAATCTACCCAAAGTAATATGGTTATGTTTAGTCTGAATACGTCCTTTGTTAGATACAGTTATAGTCTCTTCAAATTTGGTTAGTGTTTTCCACTCTTCTCCATCAATATCGAGTATATATTTATCATATGTTTTCCCATTGACCTTTATTTTTTCTTTTATTTTTCCGGTTAAATCACTTACTGTTATACCCAAAACTAACGCACATTCAACCTTATTTTTATATATCTTAGTTTCACCAGTAACTTCATCAGTTTCCATTACTTTTATACCCATATCTCGTGGCGCGCTATTCTGTCTGTTTTTCATATTATCTTTAGACGTACACCATCTTAAATTTGTATAATTATTATCGGTTCTATCGCGATTGATGTGGTCAATATATATTTGATTAAGTGGCTCTATGTTTTCAACAAAGCAAAAGGCAACTACATAATGCATATTGTGCCTAACAACGTCTTTTCTGGTACCCAACGAAAAGGTAACGCGTATATATCCAGTTGATTCGGGCTTGGGTATCATTTCTTTGTTAGTGTCGATATGCTTGACAATTCCCTTATCACAAATGTGGTATTTTTCATAGCGACCAGTAAGCTTACACCATCTGTTTCCGTTGTCATCGAAATAATAATCTTTGTTTGTTTCGATTGTTGTGTTTTTTCCATATTTCCTAATTCCAGTTTCGTTGAACTTGTCGTTAATTTCTCCATTAATCTTACAACACAAATGACATTTAAAATTATTTCCGTGTTTATTATAATTGTGTACCACAAGATATGCCTTCATTTCTAGTTGATGACAATGAGATTTACATTTAAACCCAACGATTGTTGATATTGTTCCACTCGTGTTAAGCTTTTCATCCATAACTATTTCGTCATCATTTGCCATCTTCGTGTTCAAGTCAATCCAAAATGAAAGATTTGTCATTGCCATTTTAATTAATTAGTTGTTACTTTAATTCAGTTTTATTTGGATTTACAAGAGGGTAATCCAAATACCCCACCAAATATATAAATATAAATACATAAATTTATGTATTTATTATTCACCTTGAAAATGTATGACACACATCATCAATGAAGCAGATAACTCTATCGCTTTCCATTTCTTGTATGTGATTATCATAAAGACTATTAACAGAAGAACTAATGTAGGTAGAACTTACATAGAGAACTTGGAAATTTTTTTCAATTGTTATATAACTATGTAATTTCAACTTGAAAATATTGATATTTTCACCAACTATTAAACATTAGTTCAATGGAGTGCCCAATCTGTATGATTGTCGAAGGAAAGGTCGAAGGAAAGGTCGAAGGAAAGGTCGAAGGAAAGGTCGAAGGAAATGCCTTCAAATCTTGTGATGTGTGCCTAAAAACATTCCACGAAAGTTGCCTAATGATGTGGTTAAAAGACAACACTACCTGTCCGCATTGTAGACAAAAAATGAGAGATGAAGGTAATAGTCTCAACGACATTTCTTTTTACCTTGAGGACAGCGACATTATTCCCGAGGAATTAAAACAAAAGGTTGACAACATTATTAGTGTTTTTGGACTTGTCACATTTGGAGACTTTGTTGACTGTGCATTGGACATTAAAAATATACTTGGGAGTGAGTACATATATTATAGTGTATTGAATACCAAGAATGAATTGTTGTATGCTATTACAAAAGATCGTTCACAGGTTCCAGAAACTTGGGAACCAATCGACTGGGACTCTGACATTACCATTTCATACGACGGAGACACAAAAGAATATACATCTTTGGAAGAAATAACACCAATAAAACCAAATCTCAAGGTAAAGTATATCAACTTTGGACACGACTGTATTATTAATTTCAGCCCCAATGATGAAGAAGATTATAGTTCAATAACTCTTAATAGTATTGTAGATAAATTTATTAGTATGTATCCAAATCTCCATACTGTGTGGACCTGTGGATACAACTGTGATTTCGGGGGCGAGTTTGCATCGCGTGGAATCAGAGAAGTATTTATATGGTGACCTTGAAAATATTGATTTTTTCAATAACTTTTGAAATGTAGTATCCATCATGTGCCGCGGAATATGCCGAACGGGATTTCGGTGCAAGCGGGAACATTTTCTCGATAGTGTTGGTCTTTGTCGCGACCACAAGGACCAGTACTATACCTTGCGTAGACAAGATGAGTTGCAGAGACAGCGGCGCGAAAAATACTTTAAGGAGCGCAAGGAGCAAAACCACATTCTTTTTTCCAAGAAACAATTTACCAATACCTCGTGTATGGTTGACCTTTCATATATAATTAGTAATTCATCATTATCGGAGCGCATTCAGAGAGCAGACCAAGATTTTCAAGAGTTCGTCAAAAGTCGTTGGGGCAATTCAGTTCCAACATTGATTGAACGGATTGAAAAGGTGGATGAAAAACTTGAAAATGCCACAAAAATGTTGGTAGCAATGAAGGCCGACCTTCTCGATTTTCAACAACTTGTCAAGGAGGCCGAAGAGTTAATTTAATTTATTTAATCTTGTTAATAATTAACAAGAAACTATTTAAATGGGGTTTGATATTATTCATCATTCATCAATCATCGTAATTTTATAATGAAGTGTGTAGTATCTCCAAGATTGCATTCCATTTGTATAATCCTGAATCTCGTTTAGAGCACACATTCTCTTATTAAATTTAGCTGTTGAATCGAACACTGTATTTCTAAGTTCAATGACATTATTTAAAAGGGGGTTATTTACGTCTTCGTTATATTGAGCTACAAACTCGGCAAAATTATCATCAATAGTAACTCTACCCGCGTCGATATATTTCAACAGGACGGCCGGGGTAAGAGTAAGTGTACTTCTGCTTTCGGGATATACACATCGTTTCGGAGTTCCGTTAATTTTTTCTATTTTAACGGGTGGGCTGTCATATGGAAAATACGAAGCAATGAATAGTTCCTTCATTTTATAGTTGGGAATGATAACAACACCTTCCTTTAGCAGTTTCCGGTAGTATCCCAACAAAATCGAATCGTGAGGCTTACCCATTATTTATTATTACTATTTTATGTTAAAATCAGTTTTAACTATATAAATAATTCTGATAAGCTTAAGGACAATATATTGTAAATCACAATGACGATGAATACATCTTGTCTTCAAATGTTTGAAAATATTATCGCAAATGTAGGAGATATACCTACGTGTTTTATCCCTGCGGATATCCCTGCGGATATCCCGACGGGTTTTACACCAAAGAACTATGTCCAAATAAAAGACAACTGTGTTGTTGTTCAGAATTTAGTCTTCTTCGGTTTTGTCTCCGAAGAAGAGGTTGAGTATCTTAAACGGTTTGAGGAGGGGGTATTCACTCGCCGTGGAAGTAAGAATTTGGAAAAAACACTGCAAAGTCTTGTTGTTTCCGGAATTCAGAAGATGGGTGCGACCCTAGTCATCTCAAATGTTCCCAAAACTGGACTGGTTAGAGATACCGACACTACAGAAGACATTGACTGTGTTCATATCTATGACACTCTAGAGTATTTTTCAACTCCAGAAAAGGTTTTTAAGATGAGCAACAACACGTATGTTGCATTCTACAAAAACTACCAAGACGCAATTGAAATTGCTAAAACACTTGATGGAACATTCATTTCGGGAACACCTATGACCGTGTACACAGTTGAACCATTTTTTGGCGAGCCTAAAAAACCAACTGATTATCGTTCCAACGACCATTCCAATGACCATTCCAACGAATATTCTATTAAGAGTTCTAAAGAAATTGTAAAACATATGACAACTATATTACAGAATATGCTACTGTTTTTTTTCTATTGGTTTATAGCTATTCTATCGTTTGTAGTTTTTATGACCAAACATTATTTTCATTCAGGTTTGGATCAATCAATGTTGGATCAATCATATTCCAATGAAACACTCTGAAACGCTCTTTATCAAAACTAAGAATAATTCTTAGTTTTACAATTTAAGTATTAAATATTAATGATCACAAGCGGGAACGCCCCCACCAGCTACTCCACACCACCCTGGTTTATTGGCGAGTAAATGACAAGCACATTGACCAGTCTCTGTAGGTTGTTCTTCTACAGTAATAAGTTTTGGCTCTATAAATTTTTGAGGATGTGTTTTTGTATCGGGGACTTTCAAAGACACTTTGAACATTTTTCTAAACATTGGTTTTTATTATAACTTATAAAACTTAATCAAAATTATAGAAGAGTTTAAGAAAAGGTTTAAGAAAAAAGAAAACTCTTCTTCTTGTTAGTTTTTGTAAACCGCACACTATGTGTATAAGTAGTATCGTCTCCAATTTCAACAACGTGAGTATACTTCATATATTTCATAAAATTATAGTATGTCATGGCGTGGTCCTGTCCAACATAGACAATTGAATTATTTGAAAACGAGATGGTCCCATCTTTTTGGGTAAATGACCTAAACAGCCTTCCCAGTGTATACACATCCATAATATGACTATACAGCTTGATAAATCGCATTACCAACTCGGTTTTATACTCGTGCATATCTATAGTGTCTTCGTTTTTCGCAAACCGCTTAATAAAATCTCTATATGTTTTTATTTTCAGTGGCAACATAGTTAGTGTTTCTGTACTTTTACCATCTAAAAACAAAAGAAATTTCAGCTTACTTATTAATAGAGACCCCTCGATATAATTTCTGATAGAGTTGGCTACCAAGGATGCAGACAATTGTTTAGCAATTTTTATATCTGTACGAATAATATTTAAAACTGTGTCAAATGTTGTATTGTATTCTTCAGGAATAGAAGTGAGTTGATCATAATTGCTGATATCCCCCGTGCCAAAATATATATCGTTATACATTTCGTTGAACCATTCATAGCTTGCCCGCCCATAGTCAATGTAGTGCGCTCGTAGATTTTTATATTTACAATTTTTCACAAATGTCAGGCAGGATTTCAAATCAATATCCAACATATTGAAAACTGTAGCTGTTGGATCGACTCCAACGCTGTCCATATCTTCTCCAGTGACATAGGTCTTTTCTATAAACAAATCATATTGTGTCTGCTTATTTGCTGTAAATAACGTCTTTAAAAAATTTGGGAATATTAATGTTGTGCGTCTATTTGTGTTTTTAACGCTATCTTCTGGAATGCCGTGATACTCTCCGAAAATACCAATGACTTTTCCGTCGCCAATTACCCACTCGTTATATGTTGCCGGGCCCATAATGGATGATACTTGGTTAAGCGGAAGATGGTCGCAAGTAAGAGAAACAATTTTTCGAACCTTGTCATCATAGATTTCTAGGCGTTTTCTATTTTTTCCGCAATTGTCCCGAGAGTAAAGCGCACGTTTTAGACTTCTCTTTTTACTTTTACTTTTGTTTGGTGATTTGCGGAGCATTTATTAATAAATTAATAAATTATTTACGGTCCGATTACTCTTCTTGAGGCAGTTTGGACCGTTTATATTCATTAAATGCTTTTCTAAGTATGTTAACTTGGTCATTCTGACCGTTAGTCCACTTATATTTTACACTTGCGTAAATGGCTGAGTAAAATAAAGAAACCAAATTTGTAATATCTCCAGCTTGATTTTTAAAATAGTCAGCACCCAGACTTTTTATAAACGTATATATTACGCTTCCGATGTATGGTGAGATTTTAATGTCCGGATCTTGCTCAACAACCATCTTAACAAATATATTAGTTAAATCCTTTTCCGAATATGGTTTTAAGTCAATGGTTTTTGGAAATCGTCTCGGCAAGCCCGAATTTGCTCCTAAAAAACAATTTTTAATTTCCTTCTTGTATCCAGCTACAATTACAATACTCAAGCCCATATACTTATCTAAGAAATTCACCAGTTCTGTTATAGCTTCTGCTCCAAAATTCGCACCAGTGGTGGTCGACAACTCTCCATTTTGGCATTGCATAATACCATATGCTTCGTCGATAAATACAACTCCATCTAAGCCCATTGATAATTGTTCGTCTGTTTTAACCGCTGTTTGGCCCACATATTCAGCAATAAAGTCTTTTGGGGACGTCATAACAGTTGTGTCTGTTAATAGTATTCCAGACTTGGAAAATACATAAGAAAATACCTTTGCAAGTTTGGTTTTACCAACCCCAGCCGGGCCCGTTAGAACAATGTTATTAAAAGCGCTTGTGAATGGTCTAAATCCTCTGCTTAATATAAACATTTGGCGGGATAAATAGTTTCTAACATCTGCTCTTGAATCACCAGTAAGAGATAACAATCCGTTATCTTCGTCAGTTATGGCATCAGTAAAATTCGTTTTAACGACTTGCACATTAATACTTTCAATCTTAGATTTTGCTATTTCAATTAATTTAAGTATTATAGTCCGTTTTTTTTGTCCTACCTCGTCTTGTGTTAAATATTTTAATATATTGGTGTATTTTGTGATTTTTTCTGCGTACAACAGTTTTAAGGTCTTAACTATATCGGCTATAAATGAAGGGTCTTCTATTTGTCTAAGTAAGAATTCAGGTGTTATTTCGACTTCTGGTTCTTCTTCTATATCTTGAGGAAGTTCTAGGGACAACTCAAGTGCTGCCAGATCTTCAAATTGTGGGGCAGCCATAAGTCTGCGAACGTCATTTGCTTGTATTGACACAACAGCAGCTGCATCACCACTCTCAGTTTTATTAAAAATCTCGCTAATATGGGAATTGCCTCCTGGAAATGGTTTAATCCATTTCTCATAAAACTCTTTAAGCGGTATTATATGAGTGGGCGCACCACCTCTCTTATCTGAATACAAATAAACTGTGTTGTCATAGGCACGAACTACAACCACGGAACCTTTACCCCTAAAATAAGCTTCATCTTCAATATGTTTTTGTTCTTCTTCCCAATCCTTACCAACTTTGTTGTACAATTCTTTGTCCATACAATTATTCAATAATGCTGGCGGCTTAAAGGTTTGTCCAAATTCTTTAATTGTAATTGTTTTAGACGAACCATTAACAGAATCGGTAAGTTCGACTTGTCCGCCACTCTTATATTTTGGAATCCATCGAAAAATGCCTCCATCAGCATTACAATCCATAGACTTACTTAATATGGTTTCAATTTGGGGAGTATAACCAACTATATTAATAAATTTTTTTGCTATACCAACTGATCTAGAAGTTAGGGCGATTGTCTTTCTGTCATCTGTAAATACGAGAATAAAGTATTCTCCATCTTTCTTAATTTCTTTCACAAATAACGTAAAAGGGGTGGAGGAGTTAATATATTCTTTTTTTATAAATCCAGTAGTAATTAACTGTCCACTAACATCTTTTTGTATACGTATTTTGTTATGATTTTTGTCTGTAAGCACCAATATGCCGTCATCTTCAATAGTAGCTCTAACTTGGTCCATTTATATTATAATTAAATTTAAAAATCAAATTTTTTTGATTTTTGTTTTGATTTTTGTTTTGATTTTTTTTTTGATTTTTGTTTTGATTTTTGATTTTTGTTTTGATTTTTGATAAAGTGAAATAAAGCAAATTATTTCAAAGCTGTGGAGGATGGCCCAGAGCGATTTCCCATCTGAGGAGCAGGGTTTGAAGAGTGTCTTTCATCCCATCAATGAAAGACACAAAATACTCTTCAAATGTGTCATCGATGGGATTGATGTTGTTCAACCACGGAAAATCGCCGGCCAAATCACTTCCATAGTGATTGTCTCCAACATCACAGGCGTGCTTGTACCAGCTCGTGATTTTTTCAATGTGGGTGTCGCCGGCACAAAGGTACATGTCGTCGCGGATCAAAGGCAGTTCGAGAATATCCTTTTGAAGGTTCGAATAGTAGAAAAAAAACTGGTCAATTTCCACATCCTGTGGGTCGTTGACAATGCAGTTGTTCAGGCGAAAACGGGCAACCAAAGCGGGAGGTGTCATATCGGAACTATCAACAATAGTAGTAATAAAAAATCAATATTTTCTGTAAATCTAAAAGAGATTATAGTTGTCCTCGGCATCACTCATAGTTGGTCTCGGCAACTGCAGCTCTCGCGGTTGCTCGCTCAGCAACAATGCGTGATCTAGCATTGATTGCGTCTTCCATTGCTTTGGCTTTGGCAATGGCTTTTTCATTGATGGCAGCGCGGACAGTGGTGATCATCATTGTAAACACCAACCACTCGGCATCAAAGGCGGCTTTCCGGTCAATGGCGGTCTGTTTGACAGGATTGGTGCAAATGAAGCAAATACAGGTTCTCTTGTCTGTGCCATCGCCGGCGTGGGCACTACAGTAGGCAACGATTCCAGCGGCGTTTGATACATCGGAAATTATACTCTTGATGTTGGGAATTTTTAGATTTCCGAGCAAATCGAGGCAATCGGCCAGCGTGTTGTTAAAGGCCACGGCCATAGCGATCCTAGAGACATTACTGGAGACATTACTGGAGACATTACCCGGGTTCTGACCGGCTTTGGCAGCAACTTCACGATAGAAAGCAGGTTTCTCGTAAAGCATTTTAGGAGGCACCGTATCAACAATAGTAATAATAAAAAATCAATATTTTGTGAAAATATTGATTTTTTATTATTACTATTGTTGATACTGTGAAGAATATGCCTGAATTCAGAAACATTCTCGGTCTCCTACATCGTGATGGAGACCTTCCGGCTTTTCAACACATCGGGGGTAAGTGGTGGTATGTCAATGGAAAACAACATCGCGAAGGCGGTCTTCCAGCTGTTGAAGATGCTAATGGAGATAAGGAGTGGTGGGTCAATGGAGAACTCCATCGCGATGGGGACCTTCCGGCTATCGAAAGGAACACCGGAGAAAAAATGTGGTATGTTCGTGGAGTGCGTCATCGCGAAGGCGGACCGGCAAATGACTGTATCACCAAAGTGGAGTGGTACTTCAATGGGAACAAGCACCGCGTTGGCGGGCCTGCCGTTGAAGAATATTTGAGTGGAGAAAAGGAGTGGTGGGTCAATGGTCAACTTCATCGCGAAGGCGACCTTCCTGCTATCGAATTTGGAGACGGACATGGGGAGTGGTGGGTCAATGGTCAACTTCATCGCGAAGGTGGCCTTCCGGCTGTTATGTATAACCCCGGCTACAATGAATGGTGGGTCAATGGTCAAGAAATTTTTCCGACAAACGGAATTGCATACACATCCTTTTGTCAGAAAATGCAAGAGAAAAAGAAGGTTAAAGCTCAAAAGAAAATCTACTTCTGGTGGATACAGATTTGCTACGACCTGTCCCATCCAAGCGGATGCGGGAAGAGAATGGCAAATCTCAATCTCGCGGCTTTTGAGGAAATGATGAGTTAGAATATGTTTGAGATTATAAATTTCTTATAAATTTCTTGTAATAATTATTACAAGAAAAAATTTAACCATAAAATGTAAAGGGATGGAATTTACTATAATACATTTGTTTAACGTAATACTGTTTTATAAATGGTGGTATATATCTACAGACACTAATCATCGTTGAGTTATTATTCGTTGGCAACTTTTGTATACCGTAATGCATATCAGCCTCAAAAGCTGATAAAAAAGGCCCTACGCAGTTTACAGACCCCGAAGAAAATTCGGGGTTAAAACATACAAACCAGTCACTCATTTATTATTTCAATATAGATTTAAATCCATATTGAAATAATAAATGAGTGGAACATATATAGATTCGTCCTATAGTGTTGATATTATTAATGTATATAAATATTTTTCCGATTATTTTGAAAATCCACAACTTAAAAAAATAAAGACTATGCCAACTGGATTTGGTTTGTATGCCTGCCAAGTAAAATCCCATCTGGCTAAGGATAGACGGTATATTTTTGTATTTATTCACAGTACAGAATTTTCCGGAGATACTTGCTCCTTGAGTGATGTCAAGTGGAATATTTTACAAACCCGAACTATTCCAGAAATATATTCTGTCCCGATATGTGCCTATAATACATTTAAAAATATTCAAGGAGATACCACTGAAATATTTTTGGACCACAGAGGGGATACCGAATATAAATATAAATCCAAACGCGACCCGTTTACATCACTTGCTATAATCCTTCTTTTATCAAAAAATCAAACACAACCATATAGTGATGTGGCTAATATAAAAACAGCCATAGAAAACTACAATACCATTTTTGCTATTTCCAATTAATGACGTTGTTATAATTAATAATTATAACGTTTACTTGCGGGACGATCTACGCGAAGACTTGCGCGGGGACTTATGACAGCGGGTTCTCGATGTGTTTTTAGAACACACGCGGCTCTTTCTATGGCAGGCTGAAACTTTTTTGGTGGAACACCGTCTCTGGACCGATCCAGCGGGACGTCTAGAACTACGGCGTTTAGCGGGGGACCGGGGCGACGAACCGGTGCGCCACATCTTTGCGATTGCAGAGATTGTCTGTGGGGCAGACAAACCCGTCGAATGAACCGAGTGGAAATGTTTTTTGACAAATTGGGTATAACTGGACATTTATTATATTTTATTTTTTTTATTTAACAATTCTATATGTTTTTGTTCCATCGGCACGAGTCAATGAAATGATATCACCCTTCTTATAGTTGTAAAATCTGACTAGGGGGTCGGTTATAGAAAAGACTGGAATTTTTATACCGAATTTTTTCTTGAAACTTGTTGTATCGACCTCAGATAGTTTATCTACCGTTTTTGGCTGTAGGCGGTGTTTAGTTATGTTGATACGAAGTTCGGCTTCATTAAAGATTTCAATGTCTAGGTCGGTGGTATTGTGAATAGCTGATTTATCAGAACGAGACCTTTCAAACAGTTCATTTCCAATTAAATTTTTCACATATGTTGTGACATTGTCTTTATAAACAATGATACAGTGATTACAGTTTTTCTCGCGAGTCTTTATCAATAGTTTATAGACCCGATCTGTAGTCAGGCCAGACGTTTTTTCAAAGAAAACTATGAGGCAATCGGTAATACTGAGCTTTGCTATAAGTCCATCATCACCGTCATATGTGATTTTATAGCCGCGCTGGGTCAACATTTCAAACATTGTCGTTTCAACGATTGTTCTCGGTCTGTCCTCCAGAGAAATAAATCTTTGGGCAACACCTTTGGCGTCGAGAAAGATAATTTTTTGAGCTGACATAGTATGTTAGTAATTGTTAAATTTAAAAATTAATTTTTTATAATCAGTTTTAAAAATTAAATATCGTTAATTATTTGTGTTAGTTTGGCAAGATTATACTGTTCATATTTATCTGGATTTTCCATCAACCAGTCAATAAACGTTTGATACTTGGCAATATCAATGAAATCGGATATATTGGTTCTAGAAAGATGTCCATCTGTCCAGTTAACCACTTTGACTTCTGTTTTTATCATAGCTGCATTGATTGCTACATTGATTAAATTTTGTTTATTGTTGCTTTTGAAAACAATGATTATAAGTGTCTTAACATAATTGAGAATATCAGTTTTGGTTTTTAAGGCCGGTTTAATAAACTCGTATGTTCTATACAATAAATCACATGCTTGAATATCTGCCCCATAAAACGATCTTTTAAAATCACCAATGTCCATTACCAATGTTAATACATGTAAAAATTTTTTTTTATCAATATCATTTCCGAATACGACCGGTCTCGAATTGTCAACATTAACCATAAGTCCGTCGACAAAGTTCTTCTTCGTTTTAAATAAATCCAGACTTAATAGAGATAGTAAGTTTAGGCTGCGGTTTTCCGGAATCGGGTCTAACAAGATTAATAATAATGGTATATACTTAGCAGGAACTCTACTTTTTATTAATAAGTTTTCTCTGTCGGATATAAACTTATCCATTGATGGTAATTCAGATCCGATAAGGTCTTTAATATCTGGAATCATAAGATAGAGTGTTAGACCCAATGCCCAAATATCATCTTGATATTCGTTTGATGGTAATACAAAAATTTTCTTGTTTTTAAGGATATGTGTTGTTTTGTCGCGGCGATACATTAGTTGAGGGCTTGTATAAGTTTGACATACATCTTCTGTATCGACTGTTTTTTTGCCGAGAAGTCCAAGATCAGAAAGGACAACATTACCGTCAATAAATAGGGTGTTTTCTAACTTTATATCACAGTGGTAAAAATTATTTTTATGGAGAAAATGTATTGCGCTTATAAGTTGGAAAAACCATTCAGTAATTACTGAATGTTTTACAACATCACCACACAGTTCAGAAAGTTGGGACATATCTCCTTGAGCAAGTGGTAGTATAATACCAAGTTCTTTTGTAGAAATTGTAAAGTCGACACATTTCAGTATGTTTGGATGGTCAAACAGTTTTAGATTTGTGAGCTCTCCCAATTGGTCAAGACCGTATTTGTCCGACATAATGTATTTGATAGCATACGGTTTATCTTTTATTTTATATACCGAGCCATATATCCCTTCACCCAATAGAGGCCCCAGAATAATTGATGACATTTATTAGACATTATTTAATTATTTATAAGTCATTTTATAAGTCATTTTATAAGTCATAATTAATTATGACTTAGCTTATACCTTGGTCAGTTTTGCGGGAGCAGTAAAACTATCGGTAACTTGCCTGCGATGTTTGCTTATTTGGCTTTTATTCGCACCATTGAATGGTTTAATATAATTTGTAATGTGTGTGTCTGTAATCTCGGTGATGAGTGTTCCCTCGTGTGATTTTTGGAACATCATATCGGGTTTCTGTTCTGGACGTTTGCCGAAAAAACACACCCCGCGATACCGGTATCCTCGATTACAGGGTGTGGATTCAATGTTTTTAACAATATTTGGCGGAAGTGTAGCCGTCGCATCCCAATACTTAGCCAGCTCCTTTTCGAGTGTCCTGTCGTTGTATTTTGCGTTGCGCTCAATCTGATAGAAGGCCTTTGATTTGATTTTTCCGGCTTCTTTGCACGCATTGTCCGAATCAATCACCAATTTAGTCTGTTCAGACTTCTTGAGAGCAATGTCTTTTGCTTGGGCGATTTCCTTTTCGATTTCACTGTCGAGCAACCCCTCTTCAATGCGCGTGATTTTTTGTTCGGCCCGCGAAATTTGTAGACGCAAATCGTCGATATTTCTTGTTGAATTTTCTATTCTGGTGGCATTGTATTCTGCATCGCCACTTCCACGAGTTTGGAAGTTGTTGATACTGGACTGGTTGGTAATAATCGCCCGCTTCATTTCGGCGATGTCTGTAGAAATCGCGTTCATCCACCGTTTGCGCCGGATGAGCATTAAATTGCCTCGCACCACTTGCGGGGTAATCCCCTGTGGGATACTTATCCCCTGCTGTGTTGTAATTTTCTCAACAATTTTCTCAATGTCAATATGTTCAGTAGTCATATCAGGTTATTTGTATATCTAGTTTTTAAAAATCAATTTTATTATAAGAACCATTGAATCGTTTTCATATTATTATGAAAACTAATTATTCTTAAAGATTATTCTTGAAGATTAACTTAATCTAACAACTGTTATAGGATTCAGACGATTCCGTCGGTAATCAACAAGACCTATTTCATCTCCGTCGGGCGACTTAATAGTCCAGCCATTATCATATGAGGCCTCATACTCACCGTCTTCAAGTGGGTTTCTCACCAAGCTCTCCATTAGTTTTTGTTCGGATGAGGTGCTTTGGACAGTAACCTCGATCGCAAATTTTTGGTCCACCCATTTTGCGTCGGTGATGAGATCGTCCAACAGCAAATACTGGACGTATTCCATGGGTGGAATTCTCTTGACATGGTCTTCTATATCGCCAATTGTGTCAGAAAACGGGTAAAAATACAGATTGAGCGTTACTTTGTAAGTATGTGTTGTCATTGTCCTTGTTAAAATAAGGCTGCTTAAAAAATCATTATTTATAACTTATTTATAACTTATTTATAACTTATTTATAACTTATTTATAACTTATTTATAATGTCGGTCTAAACTATAAATTGTAAATATTTACAATTTACTCTAGCTATGACAGAATCAAAATTCACTAATATTTGAGCCATATATAACTTACCCCTTCTGTTAGAGAACCGTTCTTATTCAGTGTCAATTTTATAGGGTGATGGGCCACAGAACCATCACTACGTCCCCAATAAACTATGAGAATATCTCCGTCAACCAGTCCTGTAATTGTTTTTACATCGGGTCCTCTTAAATGTGGCGACGATCCTCCCCAAAACCCAGACACATTCCTGATTGTTCCAAATGAACAAACTCCCAACCTCCGTTGTGTGCTTGCCAAATTCCAGAAAAATCACAAGTCTCAACCATTGCTCTTATTATTTAAGCAGCTGTAAAAATCAATATTTAAGTAAAGTCTTATATTAATTGATTATAAATCAACGCTATCTTCATTTCGGCTTTGAAAATATGACCGAATTTGGTCGCGCAATTGCTCGTGTCCTGGAAACAAAGTCCACAGTCCTTGCCAGTCTTTATAAATATCATTGGTTGGGTCGAACTTGTTTTGCGTTAATATGAGACTTCGGTCAGAATATTTGCGGTCCTTTTTCTTACCGTGCCAAAAATGGTAAATAGTGCCTTTGATGTATCCAATATTTTTATGCAGTCTCGAAGCACGTTCTTCCCAAGATAAAACTAGTTTCCGATAGTGCTCACTAATATTTTTATGACAACTATAGTTCCCATCACCGATTAGTGAGCACGCCATATGATGGTCGCCAGACCCCAGAATTGCGAAATCAAGCAGACCACCCATAGTGTTTATAGCGTCGCGGGTTGCTGCCCAAGCATAACCCGGATGCCAGTAAGACCCCACAGTCTTTTTAAATTTAGTACAATATGGAAGCTTTCCTCCTTCTAGAATATGCTTTTTAGGAATGTCGTTTTTATAACAATATGCGAAGCTCTTGTGTGTTTGTAGGATTTGGTGGTCTGGTCCTAAATCAATGGCATCTTCGAACATTTGTACAACCGGATGGTGTTGTAGTTCGTGGATAGTTTCAATGACCCAGTCTGGACGGATGAAATCAATGTCGCCATCAATCCACGCCACATATTTCCAATTTGCCGGAAGACGGCTAATTCCGATATTAATGAGATTTTCCTTGTGCCATAGCTCGGAATCGGTGCGTAGTTGAATATGACGGGGATTTAAACTGTTAGTAACTTCAAACTCTCGATCGCCGTATGCTGCCTCGACCACATAGAGATTAACGCCATACTTTTCCATCCGCGCCATAAATTCTTTAAATAACTTGGGTCGCTTTACAAACCTCTCAGGATTGGTGATGACTGATATGACATAAAAATCGTTTTCTAATAGTTTGTCGGCAGAACAAGACATTTATATATATAAACCAATTTATAAATTCAAATAGTTATTTTTAAGTGTGTTGGCACTTTTACGTTTGCCAACAACCTTTCCTTTTTTATTAAGTTTCAAGTCTTTTTTAGTAAGTTCGCCGAGAGTTTTTTTACACACGCCATCCCACACTTCATCTTTATTACCTACTTTTTAGTAGAAGATTTACGAAATCCAGAAAAAGAGGAGGAGGACAATAAAATTGATTTTTTTACCAATCATTTACTATAAATCACAACACCTTCGAACCGTCAGTATGGCTGCCATCTCAGATATTCTTCTTGCCATCAAGAATCTTTCACATACAGAACTCCAAGCGTTTTCTGACACGGCGAAGAAGTGTGTTGACGAGGCATCAGCAAAAAAACTAGATGAAATACCAACTGTTTCTCTCGACGACGAAGCTTCTCCGATTTCGGTCTCACAGACATTTCCTCTTATTTACATTTCAAACGACGATCTTGTAAAAGCGGAGAAGTTTGACCCGAAAAAGTATGATGATGTTTCCAATCCCATCATAGCCAATGGTTTTCACTGTGGAAGTAAAGTGTCCTTGCTGTTTCAGGGTGGAACTAAGCAACTTCAAATAATGAGCACTTTTCCAGACGAAAAACCTGTATTTATTTATATGCGGTCGGGACAACATCACGCAGGTGGTATGAATCAGCCCCAAACTTTTTCTGGGAGGTATTTTACCATTACAAATTACGGAAATATTTTTTCAAGTTATAGAAACGTATCACATTATAGTAATAATGGTTATAATCCAGAACTTGCCTTTCCGTCTACAGAAAAACCACTGTTAAAAGGACAACCACAATATGTTTCGACTGGGGGTAAGAGCTATCCAATAGAAGTCGTTTCTGACCATTTATTGGACATTGATGAGTTTTGTCGCGTGCCACAAATCTTTATCGATGTTATTACAGTTACGACACGCTTGTTCGAAAGTACTGCCCTACCCGCTGGTGGTGGGTTTAATAACATTGAACGCCCACACAACAAAGAAAAACACCTCAAGGAGCGGTTTAAGGTCTTGTGTCGGCAATATTACAAAGCTCGACTTGAAACCAAGAGCGAATTGGACGACATCGAAAAGGAGCGTATTTCACATGATGAACAACTCAAAGAACAACAATCAGCCATTAAGACATTTCAAGATGAAGCCGCCAATCAGCGCGCTGTCATCGAGACCCAACAAGATGAGTTGAAAGCCTGTCGAGATGAAAACATTAACTACTGTGAGTTGCTTAAACAACAGCGCGAGTTGATTAGAACCCAACAAGACGAGCTCGAGCGTCAACGGGAGCTTATACAAGCCCAACAAGACGAACTCGACCGTCAACGAAAACTGAACGAAAATCTTGAAAAACCCCAACAATCATCTTGGAAACCGTGGTAATATGTTTAATCTTGTAATTAATTACAAGAAATATAATACATTTTAATAAGTTTTTAATAATGATTTGTTTCAATCATTGTAGAATATAAAGAAACTAATTCGATAATGACTTCGATAATTCTCAATGATGACCAACAAAGTGCTCTCGAACTTGTCAAGCAGCGTAAAAATGTTGCTATTCTAAGTCAGGGCGGAACTGGGAAAAGTACATTCCTGACATATCTTTACGACTGGTGTAAAAAAAATGGAAAAAACCTTGCTCTTACATCAAGCACTGGCACAAGCGCCCTAACTCTAGGTTCTGGGAGGGCAAGAACTCTCCATTCTCTGATGGGTGTTGGGCTGGCGCAAAAAGGCGCAGAACAACTCGCCTTTACAACTATGCGAAAAAACAAACAGCTCGTCAAAAAGCTCAATCAACTCGACATTCTTGGACTGGACGAAATATCAATGCACGGTAAGATTTTTTTCGACAAGATTTCAGCCTACATGAGTATCCTTCGGAAAGACCCCAAACCGTTTGGCGGCGTTCAATTAGTTATTACAGGAGATTTTTTTCAGCTTCCACCGATAAACGATGATTTTGCGTTTGAATCATCAATGTGGGAACGAATTGGGCTTCATTATGTAGAGTTTAGAATTCAGGTCCGACAACAAGATGATTTGGAGTTTGCCCGAATTCTCTCCAATGCACGCATCGGAGAAATGACAAACGCAGACTTTAGCATTCTCAAAAATAACCCAAAGCCTAATTTTGGAACTGTCAGACCTACCATTCTCTACTCTACAAATGTAGATGTGGATAGAATTAATTTTACAAACTACATAGACCTTGTCAAAAAAGGATTTGAGGAAAAGGTGTACAAAACAACATATTCTGACCACACACATGTCAAAGCGTGGGCAGGCAGTTTGAAAATTCCAGAGGAAACAGAGTTGTGTGTTGGGGCGCAAGTAATGCTGACTATAAACCTAAGTCTTGAGAACGGGCTAGCAAATGGGTCCCGCGGAATTGTTGTTGCGTTTGAGGTCGACGGAGCTGTTGTCGAATTTACAGATGGAGAGCAGTATCTTATTGAACAACACATGTATATGGATGAAGACGAGATTATGTGGGCTGTTACAATCCCTCTCAAGCTGTGCTGGGCAATGACTATCCACAAATCTCAGAGTTCAAGCTTAGATTGTCTCAAAACCAATCTGGCTCAGAGGATTTTCGAAAAGGGTCAGGCTTATGTGGCTCTTTCGCGGTGCAGAACACTCAAGGGTGTAGAGTTTATTGATATTGTCAAAGAAAGCTTTGTTGCGTCTGAAATAGTAAAGGAATTTTACAAAGGATTAAAGTATGTAAATGTTAATTACTAATTTATTAACGTGTAATTAATTACACGTTAAATTATAACTAAATAATAGTGATAAAAAGATATAAATAATAATAAAAATGGCAACCTCTTCACCATTCACCGTAGAACAGTTGCTAATTATAGAGAGATTGAAGACCAAAATCCTACGCCAAATCATTCATCAGAAACTCGACATCAATATTGACGACACTATTGATGACCTTATCAGAGAGGTTGGTGAAAATATTAAAGTGAACTTTAAGGAAAGCTCAAAGGAAAAGGTAAATAACGAATTCAAACCCTCTGTCGATTCACCAATTAAGCGCGAATCTGTAAAAAAAGTAATTGACACGAAAAGGTTTAAACAGTTGCCGAAAAGTTCCGATGAGATAGATGCGGTTATTACTGACTCGATGGGTGACGACTTGAAGAAAATGATTACTGTCAATTTTGGAGTGTTTAACTACGCAGCGATAAAAAACGAGATTGACAAGGCGTTTCAAGAGCTTTCAACATCGCGATCATATACAAATATTATAGCCAGTATAAAAAACAATAGGATGTTTCACCTTGCGGTTATGAACTTGAAAGAGTACACGGCTCAATTGTCAGTTGATATCGCCCGTATTAGAAGTATTTTTACCGAAAAAGAGTTTGAATGTAAAAAAATTAATGGGATTATTTCTAAGATGTTGACACCTCTTGACTACCGCCTAGTATTTTACGAAGGGTTCGAAAAACTACACATAGAACTTGACCAAATCGATAAACTAAGAACAACTCTACAAAACTGTGTAAACTATCCAACAGTAATAACGTGTTTTGACGACACACATTTCATTAATTATTTTCTATCCTATAATAGTATTTTTTTTGATCTCAAGTTTATGATTGAAATATACATTGATAACCCGTATAAGTTTAAAAACATTATTTATATTGATTCGCCGTCAGAAGACGAACTGGGTTTTTCATACTACCTTCTAAACAAGATTGACGGTTCAACAAAATACTGGACACTAGACCGCAGGCTTGAGGCGTTAACTCGTGATTTGTCTCAGAACCTAAAACAATACCTTGTTCACATGTTTAAGAAAATATATAAATCGTGCTATGGTCATAACAAACTTGTTGATACATTTAAAACTAAATACCCAGTTTTGGAAATAGACAGTGTTTTGTTGCTCAACAACTTATTTTTGGTGTTTGACGAGTTGCGCCTGAATAAAATGTTGCGAGAAATTCTAAAAACAAAGTCTCTCCACTTGGCTACAACCAACGATAAATTCGATAAGATAACCGACGATAAAGGGCAATATGCCGACTTTAAGGAAATGAAGGTCCAGGGGTGTGACAAGATTAATTTGGTGCTCAGTCTGTTTGACGATATGGATGAAAAAACAGCCTTGGCATTTTATACCGAACACAGTTAGTTAATAAAATAAAAATAAATATAAATATAAATGGACACATCACAATCAATTATGTATCAAAGAGTAGGACGCTATTTTCTTGGTATTGAGGGAGGTTTGGCAGCATTAATTACGTTTATTATTAGTTTCGTATTTCTTATATTGATAAAACCAACCAGTTGTAAAACCTGTATCGACGGCAAACAAGAATTTTCGATTATGCGAGCTGTATATATCTCGGCGTTTAACAGTATGCTTGCTGTATTTATAGGTGCTGGATTAATAAAAAATAAAATAATATAATTTTGTATTCTTGTAATTAATTACAAGAACAATAGCTACGATTGTCCGCCCAACCCGCGCATATTGCTGAGCATTCCTAACATATTTCTAGCCTGTGGATCTAACGACATTGCTCCGCCAGCAAGTTTCTCGACACTGGCAATCATCTTACCCAAGTCAAAAGTTCCATTACCCATTCTGGATGTAATGTCATTGACCAGTTCCGGAATTAGTCCGGAACTTAAAACATCAGTGAGGCCGGCCTTCGGATCACCAACTTCCGTGACGTGCTCACTAACGCGACTGATAATCTTGTTGAGAAACTGGTCCTCTTCGCAGGTTTCGTCAACTACCAAGGTACTTCCGATTGCCGAGGTTTTTATAACCTGTGATTTAGTTTCGGGGTCAAACATAACGAGGAGAACAGACAAGTGTTTCCAGATAGCATCGCGGGTATCATTGTCCATCTTCAAGTTAATAACAACATTCATATCCAAAAAAACCTTCTCTGAATATCTAACCATATCGCTGAAGCGCGGAGTTCGGTCAATAATAGTTGTTTTGTTTTTCAGGATAAAATCCCTAAAAAGTGTAATGTTTTTATCTACTGCCTCCTTGTGCTCCATGGTTGTCTTTGTCAATAACCGGTCATAGAGGGCCAGAGAGTGAATGTTTACGGCAAAACAGTCGGCGAGGTCGTTGACAAAATTACAGATGGTTTTAAACATTTTTTCATTAGCTTTATCATTAGATTTTTGCTCCATTTAATAAAATCATCTTTTATTAAATAGTAATTATCACTTTGTAATTACTTTGTAATTACTTTGTAATATAACTTAAATGGAAATATGTATAAAAAATGCCCAGTTATGCGTGTGATGATTGTGAAAATATGCTATGCTCAACCTGTGACGCCGAAGTAACGTTCTGTGAGTGTTCAGTCTTTGTCTGTGAGGATTGTTTGAAAACACACAGTTGTGGAGTTGTCGCGACAACTCCTCGACCGCCTAAAAAAACAAATATGACCTGTTATTGTTGTGATTCGTGTGGGGAGCTGTTGTGTGATGTTTGTGATTCAAAGCCCAAATTTTGTGTCGACTGTCCACTGTTTTTATGTGAAAAATGTATTGACGATCACGAGTGTTATTGTAGTGACGAGGATAGCGAAACAGACGAGGACACAAATGAAGATGAAGACGAGGACACAAATGAAGATGAAGACGAGGACACAGACAAGAACACAGATGAAGACGAGGACACAAATGAAAATGAAGATGAAGACGAGGACACAGACGAGGATGAGGAAAACAAAGACAATGTATAATTGTAAATAAAATTTGTAATTAATTACAAATTATTCAGACATTATTTATTCAGAATCGGATGCAAATTCTTCGACAATCTCCTTAGATTTTGAAGAGGTTTTTCCGGCGGTTTTTCCGGCGGTTTTTCCGGAGGTTTTTCCGGCGGGCTTTCCGGAGGCCTGTCCGGAGGCCTTTCCTTTTTCAGAACCCGACGATTTCTCTCCATCGTCAGAGTTAAAATCGTCTTCATTCAAGTCTTCATTCAAGTCTTCGTTCAAGTCTTCATTCAAATCGCCTCGAATATCTTCTTGAACATTTTTTTTATTTTTTATGGAGCGATGCTTTGAACAAAACACGCCATCGGATTTGATACTAGCGCCACATGCGTGGCCGACAAATTTTCCCTTTTCTGGCATATAGGGACACTTTCTGGCATTCTTGGCTTTCTCCATTGCCTTAAGGTGAACTGTGCAAAACTCGTCGCTCTTCTTGACGTTAACACGGTTTCCACACTCACAACCGGCACGATCTCCCCGCGATATCAAAAATGAACACTTGGTATAGTTCTCTGGCTTTCTGATCAGAACAAGTGCCTGTGTTGTTTTCAACAGAATACAAGACTCGACGACAGCCTTTTCAATCGTTGATCGGATGTCGTTTTCGGTGGCATTCGAATGTTCCGGATTTGAATGTACAATATCTAAGATTTCGCGAGCCATCTCGCTAATCAACCGATTGTAAATCGAGACAAAAACCAGCGACATAATGATTGTGATGAATGGTACTAATAGAATAAGCTGTATAAAAAAATCAATATTTTTTTATACAGCTTATTCTATTTAATAATTACACTTACCAATAAATGTGTATCCTTGTATATATTGGGGCTGGAACCGATGTTTCTATTCTCAAGGCAAAAATAGACACTGTTAATCTATATGTGTTTGTTGATTCTCAACCAAAGTCTGAATTTGGTAAGGTAGCAACCAGTAATGAAGACCAAATCCCGTTTAAAAAAAAGTTTAAAAAACAACTTAAAAAAAATATGAAAACAGCCGGTTTTCGAAAAATAAAAAAGCTTGTCTTTGGGGAAGATAAAAAATGTAGCCCAGGCCTTATTATCTTTGCGTCAAAAAGTGGAAAAACTGTATATTACTTTTACAACACTCTGTACCCGACAGTAGATTCACTGTTATTAGATTTCATAAAATCGTGTGAGTATTTATTTGTATCGGGGCACGAACCAGAAGATAATATAATTTCACGGATTGAAAATAACATTACGTTTATAGGTGGAACTAATACTATATTCTCGGTTGATGACCACGGTGGATTATTTTCGTTTATGGCTGAAAGTAAAAATAAAGTTGTAAATTGGTTCGAATTAAATAATACTACGTCTATATTAACTAAAGTAAGTTATGAACATTTTTTTTGTAAATAATAAATAATAAATAATATAAATGTCAGTCGATGAATGTTTATCAGCTAATTATATGCCCGGAATCACAACTGGATGCACTAGATATGTTTCAGATTGTCAAAATTCTTATTCCGGAATAGGCGGTCAGCCATTTCCACCAAGTGATGAAGATCATTCAACAGCAGATAATGCCTGTAATAGTTGTGTGTCTGGTTCATCTAGTTTGATTACAGGTAGTGGTTATTCTTATAGCGGAGTTTGTGGTACAAGCAATCCATATTCCCAACAAAGTAATAATTCGGCCAATAGTGCTGGCGAACAAGCAATGATTAACGCATCAATTGTTGGTGGCTCCAATGCAGTAAACACATCAGAATCGTTTATATTTGGGTCTAAAAAAAGTAGTTCTACAATGATAATTATCGTCGTTTTAATCTTGTTGGGCATTGCTGGGTTCTTTGTCTACAAGTATGTTGGAAAATCTCATCAGCCGCTTAAAATGGGATGTGGAATGAACTTTTCGTCTCATCAGCCGCTTAAAATGGGATGTGGAATGAACTTTTCGTCTCGCCCACCGCTTAAAATGGGATGTGGGATGAATTTTTAATAGATTTTTAATTAATTAAAAATCATTCGTCTTAAAGTTTATCGCCGTATTTTAAGGGATATTTCCTGCTCAACTCTGGCGCGTGTTTTTCCATTAACATTTGATATCCCAAGGCGTTGAGCGAGCTCAACTAACTCTTTTTTACCAAGTGGACCTCTGGGTTTAGATTGAAATGCCAGCCGTTTCGATTGTTCCATTTTCAACCCAGCCCCCACACCTTTTTTAAGACAAGTCATTAAATTTCCAAAGTCCGTGTATCCATCGGGTAAGTCGACTTTGTCCCCGCAATAAAGTTTTTGGGGAGACGGAACATATGGTTTTCTAAGAAATTCATATCGCTTAACATCACTCATTCCCATTCCTATCCCAACACCTTTTTTGAGACACGTATTTCTTGACCCAAAGGCGTCATAATCATTGGGTAATAGTAGAGAAGAACCGCAATACAATTGTGGTTTGGCCTGTATATTTTCGCCATCGTTTAAAAAGTTAAAGGTAATCGGCTGGTTATATGTATTCCGACAATGATGATGACAATATTGTGCTACTTGTGTATTTTTACATTGGTTTCCAGTTTTTGTTGTTCCATTACATCTCATTTATTAATTAGAAATAAATTACTAGGATTTAATATTATTTACCGTTTTTTGACCTGGTCTTAAAAACGATTGACCTGGTCTTAAAGGTTGGGGTTTACTAGAATACACATCTAAATCAAAAAAACTTGGGACTTTAGGTGGAGATTTGACTTTAGCCTTACCGCCAGGCGGTGATCTGACTGGAGACTTAACCTTAACGCCAGGTGGGGACTTAACTCTTGGCGGGGACTTAACTCTTGGCGGGGACTTAACTCTTGGCGGGGACTTAACTCTTGGTGGAGACTTAACCTTACCGCCAGCCGGGGACTTAGCTCTTGGTAAATTACCCTCAACTATTTTTTTGATGTCTGGCTGCTCTAAGAAATAGTTGAGTATATATTCTGTATGTTGTTGGGTACGTCCAAATAACTTTGGACGAATGTATTTTCCATATGCTACTTGTAAGAATTGTGGAATTTGATTTTGTGGAATTCTATTTGTCAAACAGTGTTCAAATAGAATAGCATCATATCTTCTATATTCACCGAGAATTTTTGTATTTTCTTCAAGAGTTGTATGACATTGAGAGAGTCTATCTTTATCATCTTTCCTTTGTTCATAATCACGTTGTTGATATTCGCGTGTTTCATATTCGCGTATCTCATGGGTTTTTATTATTTTAAGTAGTTTATTTATAATACTCGCGTGTTGTTCTTCTGTTATAGTTTTTCCAGGTTTTATATTTTTAAACGCATTTTTTATCAACTCAATATAGCTAAGGCTAAACGGGTCCTCGGTTCCTTTAAACCATTTTTTGAAGTCTCTTATAGGGTCGATATCAACATTGATATTATCATAATCCGGCAACTTTACATCTTTGGGATCAATATCATCAACTTTCAAGTGTTCGACAACAACAGTTATAAAATTGTTAAGCTTCTCTATAGTATTAAGTCCCGTCCAACCCATATTTATAATGGAGTCTGTTAAAGAATTAATATAGTAGGGGTCGCCATTATTAAGGGCATTAAGAGTATCACGACCTTTAGCCCCCATACTTTTTAGAATGTCTTCAAAAAGTTTAGTGCGATTTAATCGCTTAGGCATTTTTATTAACTGATAATTACTCATTTATATTAGCAATTAAAATATTTACATCTGTCTAAATTTATATCGATGTTTAAATATTCTTTTCGTGTAATAAATGTCTATCAACTACAACGCGATTATTGGAAATCGCGCCAAAGTAACTTTACCATCATCAGAAGGATGGAAGTCTACAAATTCCATCCTTAGAGACCCCCCGAAATCTATAACAACACGTCGCATTGATCATGTTGATACCGATGGTTCCCTCAATAAGCTATATGCCGAATCTGGAGACAGATTTAGTGAAAATATTAATCTTTATGCGCGTGGTGTAAATCCATTTGTTGCAGTTCAATATTCTAACACTCAATATTCTGGAGGCCAAATAGGAACATCCAATGGCAATGGCTCTATTGCAGCGGGCAAACTTCCATATAGAATTATGGACGGAGGAGCATTCCGGCCTCCCCAGCTCAGACAAGAACAGCTTCTCCCCCTGTCTCGCCAGCCGCGCAATTTTACAAGTATGGGGTCGAACCCTCAGTTTATTGACTACACCAAAACAGTTATGTGTGATTCTCAAAAAACTCCCGTTTCGTTTCGTCAAGTTAAGAAACCCAATATGAATGTCAGTACATCAGCTACGGCGAGTAAAAACCAAAATATCAAAGTCAATGTTCCCGGAACCAAAGAGCATTATATCAACATTAATAAACATGTAGTTGAAGATTCTAATTTTACTAGTGCCTCTGCTAAATTATCCGCAAAAGCTAATTTACAAATCGTCAATCGCGAAAACCTACGTGAAGCAAAGAAACAAATCAATAATTACACCACGGCAACGAATAAGAGCGAAAATATTCACGTTTCTACAGCCCCGGATTATATTCAAGAGAGAACCAGAAATCTTCCGGAATATGGTGTTGTTACTCAGAAGAGTGATATCAACACATATGTTCAGATTGAGCCAGATTACGTCCAAGAGAGAACCAGAAATATACCCGAATACAATGTTATTACTAAAAAAAGCGATGCGCGAACATATGTACGGATTGAACCAGATAACGAATATGAGTTTCAACAGAAAGTATCTGGAACAGCTCACACCAATATGAATAGCATGGGTGATTATGAAATCAATAGAGATGTTATACTGCCCCAAACATTAAAGTATGGTGGTTTTGACAATTTTGGAATTGCTCCATCGAGAGACCGGAATGTTGATTATGACACTAATTACTCAACAGGCAAACGTGACATCTCCCGAAAAATTATGGAAATGCGACAATGAAGGAATATTTGAACGGAATATTTGAAAACAATATTTTCTGTAATAAATGGATAACAGATTAATTGTTTACGGATTAATTATAATGTTTACTGCTGTGTTTATAATGATGTTTTCCATCCAACGCGAGGGCTATTCATCTCCATTAAACGATTACAATAGTGTATCTCCTACTTGGAATTATGCGTCGCTAAACAATACGGAAGTGGTTGACAACAGCCGAAAATGTGTTGGTAAAAAATGGCAGTAAGATATTATTTATAATATCTTTGATTATTTTGTTGTATACCACACTCCAAAATGGTATACGACTACAATAATTCCTATAATGACGTGAGCCATAACAACCGATTTTTTAATACAGACGGTGTCGAACGCCAAATATATTAAATATGCTAAATCAAAGATGAATATTAGATGAACCAGAAGAATGACAATACCAATAATTTTCATACATGTCATTTATTAATTAATTTATTTTGTATTTGTGAGCTTAACGTTTCTAAACAGATAGTAGAGAATAATAATAAAAACACATTTCACGCCATACATAACTATCATATTGTTTGCGTTCGGGATGGTTTTCAGGATAAGCCCATCCACTTGAGGAAGTGTAAACAGCACAAACAAAACTGCGATTAATATTGAGTTCGATATTTCTCTCATCACTCGCACATACAATGTGTCGTTTTCATTCTCGCCAAACACATCATCTATAATAGGCTTTTGTCGCTCATATTCTTTGCTCTTCTTATCTTTTGGAAGACTTTCTATATAATCACCGTTCAGTGCCATTTAATTTATGTATATATTATTTTTAGATTATCATTAATTATAACTAATGAATAATTAATTATAATTAATTATTTACAAACCATATGAACCAACTCCGATATCTGTTCCATATCTTACACCGCTTGAATTCGACCGCCCCACCGAGCTATCTGTCCCAAAAGTCGCCATCGAACTCATACGCGTATCGGGAGAATTATAATTGACAATTGATTTTGCAGAATTTAGATTATCTGTTTTATCAAAGAATAGACTATTAGGAATCCCCGATGCCGCAGCATTTACCGTACCTTCTGCGCCACGAAGAACATCTTGGCGCAGATAACCGGCTCGCAAATCTCTACTGGGTTTAACAGACACTTGAAACCATTTGGGATACTCAGTCCCTTTAAAACCACCGCACCCGTCATCACTCATATACAAAGATGGTACAATTTCAATATCGCCACGGATAAAATCTGCCCCCATAAGAAGACGGCTCTTGCTGTTGACAGCTAAGGCTGGCATACCAACTCTGTCAATAACAATGGGTTGGGCAGGCTGTCCACCAAGAGACATCATATTTTGAGGAAGTTGAGCTTCGCCATAATTTTCACGGATGGGAATATCCAATTTCTGGGCTTGACCATCGTCGGCATAAATATCGTCACATCCGTAATTTACAATAGGGTGGGCGGGATCAACTGCATAGCGCGCATTATCAACAGGATAGGTTAGATTAAAATGGGGAGATTGGTTGTTATTAAATCTCGGAGGTCCTCCAGTCATTGGTTGCATATTACGGCCCGCTTCAATTTGAACTTCTTTGAATGTATTTACAGAAGTATATCCTTCTTTGGTACCAGATAGTCTGTTTATTTTATTGGGCATAGCTTTGTGGCCAATAACGGGTGATGATTTAGACGCGGGAGATTTATACGCTAAAGTGTCATAACCAAGTTCTCTCCGAATGGGAGCTATAGCACTTCCATATTTATCAAAATAGGGTCCCGCCTCAACATTCATAAACTGTGCACCATTTCCTTGCCAACCGCTGAAAAACGGCTTGGGAACCGTTCCG